GGTCTGTGAGTGCTGCCCCGGCTTATTTCGATTTATTTGGGGCTAATAATACGTATAGCGGAACTAACACATTTTCGGCGTCCCTTAATTTGACTTTTGGAACAGGTATATTCGCGCAAGGATCTTCTTTCTCGACGGGTTTGTTTTTTGCCGATCCTCCTTCAACAAGGATAATTAGATTTGGGTATTCTAACTCTGTCGATACGGTAGCTTATCTAAGTAGTTACGCGATCAAAGGAACGCCGACTATAGCTGCAGGCCTGGGTGCTGGTACTTCTCCTACAGTAACAGTAACCACTAACGGCCGTGCGTTACAGGTTACAATAGTTACGGGCACCCTCCCTTCTGGGACTAACGCAACTATAGGAACTGTCACGTTAGCAAATGCGCTACCGTATACGCCTTATCCGGTATTTAGCGCGGCGAGTTCAGCTACCGCATTATTGAATGGGGCCAGTATGATATCCATGTCAAGTACCGGGCCATCCAACGTGACAATAACTTCCGGCACGACGGGATTAACGGCCGCAACTACCTATATTTGGAATATTAAATTATAACTTAAAAACAAATAAATATGTCACTATTAACCGCTCTGGAAAATGCTATAAACAGCATAGGCAGTTGGATCAAAGCGATCTTCAGCAACGCCGAGAAAATTTACGATTTGCTTTCTGAAGACGAAAAGAAAGCCGCAGGTTATGCTTATGGTGTAATCGCAATCGCAAACAAATATGTTAATCAGGTAGACCTGATTCTGCCGGCCATTCAAAAAGCTTATCCGGGCTTATCTACGGACGTGCTGCATGGCTTTATAGATATCGTGCTCAAAGATCTTAACGCGGTGCAATCACACGTACCTTTAACGCTTGATGAAGCTATTAGCGAACTTGCTGCTTATTTAAAATCTAAAAACGGTAATACCTGGAAGATTATATCGCAGGGATTAGGTAGCTTACTTGCTGTTTTACTAAGCCCGGAAACGCCAATACAGAAATTTACAGCTGTAGCCGAACTGGTTTACCAAGCTATTGTTAAGCCTAAAGTCGAATCTATTGAAGGTGATCCTGTGCCACCAGATCCAACACACCCGCCGAAACCATGAGCAGGCGTGGAACTATATTGCTGTTAACACATGGGTATCCTTTATTCATAGCCGGACACCTGTATTTCGGGGATTGGTGCAGACGGTGCCAGGTGTTATTCAATATAGTTCCGATTATTGTGTTCGGCGGGTTATTTTATACGTGGCTCAGTTCCAGTAACGTTAAACTGGAAAAAGTCGAACAGCTATTTTTAAGATATTTTATTTGTAACTTGGTCTTTATTTATTGCTACTATGTACTTTGCTTATTTTCAAAAACTAAATGGATTTATGATCATAACTGGCAAGTGTGTTTCTTCTTATTAGTAACGTTAATTTTTTACGGCCTAAACTATGCAAACAAACGATTACTTTCTCTGGGCGATAATTTTAATTAGCATGGTTTTTGCAATGGTAAACGTCTGGAACTATAAGAAATACAAAAGCTTAAAAATTGAAAACGAATTGTTAAAATTTAAATTAAAAGATTGTGAGCAACGAAGAACGTAACGAGTATATGCGAAATGTTAAATGGGTAACGCTCATTTATATCGCATCCGCCTTAATCCCGCTTATAATCGGCGGCACTATGGGCATAGCTACTATCCGGGGAGACATTAAAGACATTCGCGGAGACGTACAAAAAAGCCGGGAAATCGCACACCAGGAAAACGTTAATACTAATCATAAGATCGATAGTTTAAACCACGAGAGCCAATATCAGTTTCGGGATATCTGGGCGGCTATCGCTAACCTTGACAGTATAAGAACGGTTAAGACACGGACAGTGTATGTTAAGCCCGGTTTTAGAAACGTAGGTTATTATACGCATCAGGTAATAAATGGAAAAGATATTTGGACTAAAGTACGCTAACATGATGACGGCCTTTAGTGGGTATGAAAAAACGCTTTACGAGCTTTTAGACGAACCGGCCAGAGGTTTAACAAAAGAAGCACATTTCGGTATGTACGACAGCGCCGGAAACTTAAAACCGATTGCAAACACAATTAAAACTTTATTAGCATGAGCGAAGAATCACAACCAGTCGTAACGCAGCAGCCTGTAGTTACGGATGAAGCAAACACTAAAACAGTAATAGGTCTGTCGGGTTTAACCCTGCCTACCCCGGACAAAGTAAAGGCTATTTTTAAAATGATAACCTTTTTCGTGCTTATCATACCTATAGTATTTACCGGGATCTCTACGATACCGGTAGCTGTAAAACAGCAAGTACTTGAATATATGGGTGTCGTAGTGCTTATACTGCAAAAGGCTGAAGACTTTTGGGGGATTAAGATAAACTAAAAACCCCGGAATATTATTCCAGGGTTGCAAACTAAACCGTAATCTCGCGATACGGTTTTTTTTATTATAAAGGGGATATTACAGTTTTACTTAACCATTTTTCGCGAATAGCCTCTGCGTTTTTAATATTTGCGCTTAACTCAGTTTCCGCAGCTGTGAGCACATCTATGCCGGCCGCTGTAGCTAAACCGTTAAGCGTTACCATAACGCCGCCTACCTCTTGTACCGGGTCGCCTACGGGCCGTGAATAAGTGCGCACGATGTGCCGGATAATATCGTCCTTCGGCATTCCTAAAGCCTGTACCAACTCTATTGCCTCTTCGATAAACCTGTGGCAGCGTTCCGGGATATCTGTTACCGCCTCTTCGCTGAAAGTGGATCCTATCCAGTCTTTAACGCGTTCCTGGTACGGTACTTCTTTACGCGGCTTAACTCTGAAAACCTGTTCGTAGTTTTCCGGCGACGTGCCGATAAAGTTTGGCTCTGAAACTTCGATCCAGGTTTCCCCTTTATCTTCGGTAAAGCGCCAAAGTATATCCAGTTCCGCCCCGAAATACTCCCGTTGGTTAGCAGTGGGATTAAGTACTTTAATAGCTTCGTTGGAATACGCGTCGTCGTGTTGCTGCCAGCATTCGCGGGAGATCAGGCGGCCGTCGTTTTCGATAGGATTCTTTACGCGTAAAAACGGTAAAGAATCCTTGTATATAAGGCTAAATACTTTCATTACTCATAAACTGGTTTAGGGCGTACGCCTTTAATTTGATTAACGATTATGAAGCTGTTACAAATAGCGTAACATTCATCCTTAAAAAGAAGTTCGCCGGTGCACGATAGTACCTCGTAATAAAGCGGTGCCGGCTTTGCGTCGTATTGGTATTTTACTTCTTTCATACTATTTGCTGTAGTAATTCCGATAAGGCGTTAAAAATACCAACGTAATCTTTTTCTTGTACTTCAGGCAATCGGTCGTATCCGTAATCGGAAAATATTTCTTTAACGACGACCCTTTTTCCTTTTCTAGAAAGAGCACTGATTAAATGGCGTAAATCGTCTAAAGTTATTATTTGCGAGGGTTTACCGGCTGTTTTCGTGGCAGCAAGCGGGCTAGCGCCTTTCTCTATTTGCGGAAAGTCATTTGGAAACTTTTTAAGCAACTGATTTAAACTGTATTCCAGTTTTTCGAGTTCGACCGTTTCCGTATCGATCTGGTTCTGAGAGCAAGTTGCATCGCGTAACGCTTCTGCTTTTTCATGCTCTAACTGGGAAATTTTTTGTTTAACTTTTTCGATTTCAGCCTCGGCTAATGTGATAATTTGTTTCATAATATTTAATTTGGTTTTATACCTGGAAAACCGGAAGCCTTGTGAGCGTTCCGGTGTTTTACTTAGGTAGATGCAGGGTTTTAGATGTCCCAGTCGTCTACTTCTTTTTTAACGACTTTCTTTTTTGTCGGTTCGTCCGCAAAATCGTTGTTGTAATCGTCGTCGATTTCCAGATCGTCGAATCCGTCGTCGAATGCAGAGCGAGAACTGCTCATACCGTCGAGCCTGGCGCCGTCCTTGGTCTTTTGTATGCCATTCAGATAGCATGCGATACCCTTACCGCCGTCTTTAGTTACGTAAGCTTTAAACGTAACGCTAGCACGGCCGTACATACCCGAATAAATTTTATCCGGATTAGTTAACGGCATAGGCGGGTTGCCGTGGAACACTTCTACTTTACGGTTTGACGAAGTGTTTAAGCACATGCAACCTTGCGTACATTCGTCGGGCGGGTTGCCGTTATTTTTATCTTCGTCGCCGTCAAAATACGTCGTTTTCAGTTTTGCCGGCATTTTATCGACCTTAATACCTAAAAGGCCTTTGCCCTCTTCAAATGCACCCTGTAAAGCTTTTTCGATCATTCGGATAGTTTTCGTATCGTCTTTATCAACTATTAATTGAGAACCATAGTCCTCCCTGCCGTCGTCATTTATTTTAGGCGAAATTGCTTTCAAATAACTAAAACGGATTGGTGGTAACACCACCTTAACGCCTGTTAATCCCATATGTTTAAATTTTAAAATTGTTAATTAAATATCCCAGCTGTCCTCTTCGGAAAAGCCGTCGTTAAAATCGCTTTGCGAATTACTGAATACCGACCGCTTGTCGCTTTCAGGAACCAGAGTCGGTGCGCCTTTCGGTTTAATGAGTAAAGGCGCTACGTAAGTATTAAAGTTTTCAGTACCCAGTTTTTTAGTGAGCTCAGTAATTCCTAAAAGCTGCTGCGGTTTGTAGATTTCCGAAACGTAGCCGAAATTCAAATGCTTTGTTAATGTTCTTACGATCTCGTTTTCGTCCTTGTACTTACGATCCGCTTTGCCTTCGACTAGTTTGTAGCCGGGCCAGTTTTTACCTTTTACAGCTTCGCTTAAAGCATGTTCGCTTACTGCTTTTATCCAGCTCTCAAAAATACTCTTTCGTTCGATAACTTCGATTATCTCTTCGTCGTCAAGCAAATTCGGATCTTTGAAATCGTGCTTTGCAAGCTCTGTATTATATTCAGCAATTGCGCGACACGTAGCTTTAGCCCTGCAAAATAAACAGTGATCACCGGCAACGAATTCGCCTTCACCGTCGAAAGCCAGTTTAGCAAGTGGTTCGATCTTTTTGCGCCAGGCTAATAAGTCTTTTACCGATATAGTAAAATCCGAATTGTTCTGAATGCGCGGCTGATAGATATGCAGCGTAACGGTTTCAACATCATACAGGCATAGCAACTCTTCCAGTATGCCTAAAGCGTAAAGCTTAAGCTGCTTATTGCTATCAGCCGATACCGGAACACCTTTTCCGTATTTAAGGTCAAGAACATGTAAATGTTTGGTTGCGGTTTTATAAATCCAGCTATCGGACGTGCCGAAACTCTCAGGAACGAACGCAGACAAGTTTATTTTGTCTTCTACGCGCAATATATCACCTTCAGCGAAAAAGCTAAGAACATAGGAGGCGTAAGCCTGGCAATGCTCGTACATGGCTTCGGTGTAAAACTCCTGATCTTTAAAATACTTCCATTCTGCTATAGTAAGAAACGGTGACCCGCTTGCTAAATAGCCGTTTAAAAGACATTCGCAAATAGCATGCGCGAGCGTTCCCTCTCTTGCGAAATCACTTTCCGTGTTTTCGAAATTAAGTTCCAGCCTTGCGGAAGGCGTACACGTAAGCCAGCGACTTGCCGCTGAAGGCGATAGTATTGCGTGGGCCATCGATTATATTTCTCCCTCGTCTTTGATTGCCTGTAAAAACGCTTTTAACTTTTTAACCGGGATTTGCGGGATACGTTGGATAAGTGTTTCGCCGTCGTCTTCCATCAAATCGTGTGCTTTGGCAAACTTTTTAGTGAATGCCTGGATTTTCGGCGGGGCTGGATCCCATTCTAATTTTTTAGCCAGGTTCACAATTGCGGCGCGGGCATCTTCGTGCGTAGGTGCTTTGTCTTCGGCCTCTTCTTCAACTACTTTTTTGACAATCTTTTTAGCGGGTTTGTCTTCTTCCGCGTCGTCCGAAGCACCCTTTTTGTTGCCTTTTGCTCCTGCATTTTCACCTATGCCGGTAGAACCGACAAAGTTTTGCAAGCCTTTTAATAGTTCGGCCGCTGTTTCAGCCTCGATAGAAAATTCAATTTTCATAATTTGATTTTTAAGTTATTTATTTATTTAATTCGTATAACACGCTGCAAAAATTTCGATTCGCCCGAAGGTAAAACGGTAGGCTTCTTATCGGTCCGGATAGAGAATTCTTTATTTTTAAAAAGATCAGGATTATCCCGGATAGCGGAATAGACTGTTTGAGATTTTTCTACCGGATAGCTTTTGCCTTTTTCCAGTAAATTTAATTTTTCTTTTGTGTATAAAATGTCCTGATCCATTTGTATAATAGTTTCTCACTTTTTGTATAATACCTGAGAAAGAGTGAGCAAATATGTAAATTGTTTTTGAAATAACAAGCAATAAAAAAAAATATTTTTTTCTTTGTTATTATCATTATTGTTTTTATGTTTGTCCTACTTCAGGACACACCCGTCCTATTGTGATAAGGTTTAGGTTGAAGTCCTGCGAACTGCGAGAGTAAGCGGGACTTTATTATTTTAAAATAAATTATGTATCAGGGATATCAAGGCGAACCCGCACCGTGGCGATCATACGACGGCTGGGATAACGAAGCAATCGAAAGGCATGAATATATACACGGGGCAGGCAGCTATCCGAAAGATAAACCTATATCCTATTATAAGGAGTTTGAAAAACGCGAAAAACTTATCGGTAGGCGCCGTTTACACATCGATATCGAAACGTTCTCGAAAGTAAATTTAAAAAACGCCGGTCTTTATAAATACGCCGCCGATTGTGAAATACTTCTGATAGCTGTAGGCTACGACAAAAACCCGGTTATTCTTTATGACCTGGCAACGGACGTTTTACCGGATCAGTTAATCAGGGATTTACGAGATCCCACAATTATAAAAATAGCCCATAACGCGGCCTTCGAAATAGCCTGTTTATCGGCTTGCCTTGAAATCGAGTTAGATCCGGCGCAATGGCTTTGCTCTATGGTGCTTTGCGGAATAGCTGGATTGCCTTTTTCCCTCGATCAGGCAGGCGCGGCATTAAACCTGGATATCCAAAAAGATAAAACGGGTACAGGGTTAATTCGGTTTTGGTGCATCCCTTGTAAACCTACGAAAGCAAACGGGCATCGTGTTAGAAATTTACCCGAACATGAGTTCGAAAAATGGTTTGCTTTTGGCCGATACTGCGTTCAGGACGTTTATTCGGAAATCGCCATAACCGAACATTTGACCTTTATACGGATACCGCCGATAGAGCGTTTAGTCTGGAATTTAGACCAAAAAATAAACAGTACGGGTATTAAAATAAACATGCTACTCGTTAGAAACGCTATCGAAATGGATACAGCCTTTCGGCAACGTTTAATTGCTGAAGCTATAAAAATAACTAGGTTATCCAACCCTAACAGCATCGCGCAAATAAGAAAATGGATTGAAGACGAAACGGGGGAATTAGTTGATAACCTCCGCAAAGCTGAAATTCCTAAACTTATAGAACGTTTCGACGAACCGATTATAAAGCGAATTCTAACGATCCGACAAGAGCTCAGCAAAACATCCGTTAAAAAATACGCAGCTATGCTGCAGGCCGTGGGATCAGATAGCCGGGTACGCGGCTTACTGCAATATTATGGCGCCAATAGGACGGGGCGCTGGGGCGGTCGTCTTATACAGCCTCAAAACCTGCCTAAAGGAAAATACCACGATAAGGATTTGAACTTAGCCAGGGAAATAGTTTTAAGCGGTGACGCTGATATGCTGGAAACGTTATTCGGGGCTATCCCAGATACGCTTTCACAACTGATCCGTACGGCCTTTATCCCGGCCAAGGGCAAACAATTTGTTATTTCGGATTACTCCGCTATTGAAGCCCGTGTTATTGCGTGGCTGGCCGGTGAACGTTGGCGCATGGAAGTGTTTGCAACGCATGGCCGTATTTACGAAGCTTCCGCTTCTCAAATGTTCAAGGTGCCGATAGAGGCGGTTACGAAAACGTCCGATTACCGTGCTAAAGGTAAAATTTCAGAGCTTGCACTTGGTTACCAGGGCGGCGTTAATGCGCTTATTAAAATGGGCGCCCTCGATATGGGTTTGACCGAAAGAGAATTACAACCGCTTGTTACCCTTTGGCGCGAAGCTAATCCGTCTATCGTTAAGCTTTGGTACGATGTAGACCGGGCCGCTAAAAAGGCTATTGATAAAGGCGAAAAAGTATTTATGCAAAAAGATTTATCATTTGAGTACCGGCGTAAATACTTAATTATTACGCTGCCTTCCGGTAGATCGCTTTACTACGTAAACGCTAGCCTGGTGCCCGGAGATTTCGGGGTACAAATACTTTACTGGGGAATGGATCAGACCACTAAAAAGTGGACCCGGATAAAGACATATGGCGGTAAACTGGTCGAGAACATTGTGCAGGCGATCGCTAGAGATGTTTTGGCTCAGGGACTTTTGAATTTAGCGAATGCGGGAATTTATACGGCAATCCATGTTCACGATGAAACTGTTAACGAATGCGATGAAAGCGTAACGCTAGAACAAGTTAACGAAAGAATGTGCGATATGCCTGCCTGGGCAAAGGGGTTGATATTATCGGCGGACGGATTTGTAAGTACTTATTATAAAAAAGATTAATATTATGAGAATAATTATCGCGGGCGGCCGCAAATTCGAAAATTATGTTTTATTGAAACTAAGCGTTGATAAGTTTATCCGCGAAAAAGAAATACCGAAAAGTTCGATTACTATTATAGGCGGCGAAGCACCGGGAGCGGATAAACTGGGCATAAAGTATGCTAAAGAACGCGGGTATAAGTTTAAGCTTTATCCCGCGCTTTGGGATTACTTAGGTGCACCCGGTGCGGTTATTAAAACTAATAATTATGGTAAGCTTTATAACGCTATGGCCGGGCATGACCGCAATTTAAAAATGGCGCAAAACGGAGATTGGTTAATCGCTTTTTGGGACGGCCAAAGTCCAGGCACAAAGAGTATGATTAAGATAGCCAACGAAGAGCAATTAGGTGTTACCATAGTTAAATTTGCTTAAAACCAACAAAACATATTATGAAAATCAACGAATTACCAATCGAAATTCAAAACAGGGTGTACACGCTTCAGATAGAAGCCGGTAACCTGCCTAACGGTGAGCTTGACTTACTGCTTAAAAAACAAGAGGGAAATTTTAACTGGCATGAATCGGAAGAAAATTACCCTTTTTGGGGCAATGTTTATTGTAAAATCTATACCGAGTTTTGGGATAAGTACGGACATAATTACCCTGATCCGCGTTTAAGGCTGCAAGGTAAATTGAAAGATACGATAACCGATATTATCCGGGATTGCCCCTTTACTATGAGTGAGCATAACTGGGATAGTTTAAAAGATGTATTGAGTATTCACCTTCAAAAGATGTTAGCAAAATAACAAAGCCCGACTATTGCCGGGCCTGTTTACTTCTTTTTACATGGGTTCTTTTTCGTCGTCATCGGTTTGGATTTGCTGCAGGTCGTTGATCGCTTCTTCGAGGGTAACAATGCGCTCTTTGTGCGGGATCATTTTTTCCTGAAGCTGCTTTGTCTTTGTTTCGATATCCGATTCGATACCCTGGATAATTAATTTTTCGATTTCGATTTCTGCCTGGCAATTATCGATTAACCTTTGAAATTTTTTCATAATGCGTACATTTGGTTTGCTTACTCAAATATACGTACGTTCTTAAAAATCAGGTGTATAAATAGCGTACAACTTGCTTTACATAAAATTATACAGTTTTTCACACTTTAAAAATACAATTAATGAAGTACATGGGGTCTAAGGCCAGACTGGCTAAACATATTTTACCTATAATTCTTAAAGACCTTAGACCCGATCAAACGTATGTGGAATTATTTTGCGGTGGTTGTAATCTTATTGATAAAGTAAATCACCCACACCGTTTAGCAAACGATGTGAACGAACCGCTTATAGCTCTATGGAAAGCCTTGCAGGAGGGTTGGAAACCGCCTTCTTTAATATCAAAGGAAAAGTATTATGAAATCAGGCAATATAAAGATATTCTATACGATTTACATTTAGTCGGGTACGCTTGCTTTTGTTGCAGCTACTCCGGCAAACCTTTTGGTGGATACGCTGGTTTACATACTCCAGATACCGGAATACAGCGTAACTATCAACTGGGGGCATCGAATAATATTTTAGCACAAATAGGAAAACTTAAAAACGTTAAATTTACCTCTCTCTCTTATGATAAAGTAGATTTACCCCCAAACAGTTTAATTTATTTAGATCCGCCGTATAAAGGAGTGACCGGATATCGGGTTAAATTCGATCACGAAAAGTTCTGGAACTATGTTCGATTGTTAATTTGTCGAGGGCATACGGTTTTTGTCTCCGAATACTCTGCTCCGGAAGATTTCGTTTCGGTATTTAGTATGGTGCTTAAAAAAGGAATTGCTAATAAACGCACTTTAAAAGACGCGGTAGAAAAACTGTTTATTCACGAATCACAATTAGATATTTAACTATTTCAAAGCTTCAAATAGCTTATCCTGGTTATAAGTCTTATCGAGTATCGATTTATGTACTTTATACTCTGAAGTACCGTGAGCCAGTAATATAATGTTGCTTACCATGAACTTTTGCCCCTGCCGGTCGATACGTTTTACCATTTGCCAGTATTGTTCCGCATCGTTGGTTAAACCGTACCAGATCATAATATGCAAATGCTCCTGCAGGTTAAGCCCGTACCCTAAGCTGGCAGCGTGGCAAACAGCGATATTAATTTCACCGGCTTTTAACGATTTGATCTGTTCTACTTTCTTAATATGTACGGCCGTAGGAAATCGGGCCTTTATCCTTTCGAGATCGCTTTTAAACTGGTAACAGATTATTACGTTATGTCCCTGCGCTTCTTCGACGACCTCTTCTAACAAATCCAGCTTTTTATCGTGTACCAGGTGCCAGTTTTTATCTTCGTCGTAAACAGCACCATTTGAGAACTGTAATAGCTTTCCGTACAAGCTCGAAGAGTTAAACGCGGTTATCTGGCCTTCGTGCGTCTCTAATATCTTGTCGCGCTTGAACGCTTTATACGCTTCCATTTCTGCCGGGCTCAGGTAGAACTCCCTGATAATGTCCCGTCGTTCCGGTAGGTCCAGGTGATCTACTGCCCGCATGCTCAGACACCGGTCTTTTATTCTATCGTAAATAATATCTTCGGCGCCTTTGTTGATCTCGTATTGCATGGCACCATGCGCTAAAGCCTTTGTCGGGTGATAGTACAACGCCCTGAAGCTTTCCCGGAACTTATGCAGCCGTTCGCCCTGATCGATCAAAAACATTTGCGCCCAAAGATCAATTAATCCGTTTGGAATAGGCGTTCCGGTTAATTCGATTAAACGCTTTGTACGGGGGAGTACCGATTTGACGGCTTTAAAACGTTTCGACGAAGCATTTTTGAAGTTACTGCTTTCATCCAGTACCAGCATATCGTAAGGCCATTTGCGCCCGTAGTAGGTTACCAGCCACGCGATATTATCCCGGCTAACGACGTATATATCCGCGTTACTGTTTAACGCCTGTACGCGCTCTGTAGCGGTCCCGGCTATTACCGACATCGTGAACCCGGCTAAATGATCCCACTTTGCTAATTCAGTGGGCCAGGTATCGCCTGCAACGAATTTCGGGGCTATGATAAGCGGCTTTAAGACTTCGGAACGGTTGAGCAGGTATTTTAATATGGTGAGCGTTACCACGCTTTTTCCGAGGCCCATATCGAGTAAATACAGGTATTTATCGTTTTCCTTGCCGGTCGCAATGGCTCTTAGCTGGTAGTCATGTGGTATCAGCTTCATTAGTAAAGAAATCGGTAATCGCCCAAAGGGCCTAATAGGTGCGCAATTACATCGGCAGTCCAGCCATTACCGAGCATCTTGTAAGCCTGAGTATTGCTTATTTGCTTCGCGGTAGCTGATAATCTTTGCGTATATCCGTCCGGAACTGTTTGTAATCGCTCACATTCTGTAACAGTTAGTTTGCGATACATTAACCCGTTTTCTAAAACGTGGTTTGTTTCTCTGCCCCCTTTCGTGTTGACTGTGCAAAGCGTTTTAGCTTTCTTGTTCGGATTATTCGGAAAATCCATGTTACCCATTTTATTACCGCTTTTCCAGACTTTGCCTTGTGCCTGATAAATACCCCGTTGTACTTCTTTTTCTGATAAAATTATTTCTTCTGAAAAAGCTATAACGTTGTCTTTGTCTACTGTCGTTAAGCAATTGGTTTTACCAGGATCGGAGTTTATTTCTAAGCGTTGCTCCGCTATCAGGTTGGTATTGTAATCGTCACGTTTATTCGTCTCTGGGTTTATTTTTCTTCCGACAATACGCACGGCTTGAATTATGCCGGTATCTTTATAATTACTAACCGTCATTGCATTAGCTTTTTCGTCTGTCCGTATTTCGTAGTTTACTCCGTAATCGCCGTTTTCATCGATGCGTCCCCGTCGCGCAAAAGCTTTTACTTCTTCTTCTGTTAAATACAACTCTTGCGGTATTTCTACTTTCGGGGCTTTGTGGCCACCGGTAGAACTTATTAACGTAGGTGCTTTTCCGTCTTGCGAATATATGCGCCGGTTTGCGTCAAAACCTTTTATGTCGTCCGCTAAACCGACTTGATAACAGCCTATCTTGCTACCCTCACCCTTGTTCGTTGTTAATGCAGGGCTTTTACCCTCACCCTCACCCTTGTTCGTTGTTAATGCAGGGCTTTTACCTTCAATATTATAAACCTGCCCGCTTTGGCCCCTGCCTGAAGGGTTTACATTTGCGATAATAATTTTAGGGGTGTTTGCAGCGGTATGCGTACAACTTTTGTTATTTTCGTGGCTTATAGTGCCGATTTCCGATAAACTGCCTTTACGTCCGTCATTCTTATATGGTCGAACGTTGCCGTTTTCCATAACAGTAACGCCTATCATAGTGCGTTGCCCGTGATTATCCGCGCCTTTGTGATAGTTAGCATCTATGCACGTTGCTTTTTCACTTCGTTCACTTCGTTCACTTCTATTGATAACAAAACCCGTTCCGCTTGTTTCCAAAATATCTTTTAAAACAATCCCTTTGTCCGCTGGTTGCCCCAAGAACGGAATGTTCGTCCAGTATAGTCGTTTGCGGTTTTGCGCTGAAACTAACGCGCTGTTTACCATTACCGGTTGAACGCCCAAGAGTTCGGAAATTACGTCCTGATATTCTTTTTTCATCATAACGTTTTCAAGCAAGAAGTAGATATCCGGATTAAATTCCCTGAGCTCTTTTAAAATGCGGACGTACTCAAATAATAACGCGCTACGGGGATCGTTAAAGTTCAACTGTTTGCCGGCGAAACTGAAACCCTGGCACGGGCTACCCCCTAAAAGCAAATGTATGTCCGGCAGCGTACAGCCGTAAACCTTTGTTACGTCCCCGAGGTGAATTATATCTGGCCAGTTTGCTTTCGATACCTGGATAGCGTATTTATCTATTTCAGACGAATAATATTTATCAATAGGAACACCGGCGCGTTCGCATGCAAGGCGCCCGACTTCCATTCCTGCGAACAGGTTTACAACATTTAATCCTTTAAGGTGCTTTAGGTTTTCCCAAACGCTCATATACTAATTTCTAAAATAAAATTATCTAATTGTTCAACGGTCCAGATCACGTAAACCGGAAAGCCTAAAAACTTAAACAGTTTGTGAACGGTTATCTGTACCGGTGATAATACGCCGCCTTTAGGCCGCTTCAGCTCTACGAAGTAAAGCTGTCTACCGGGTAACATTATAAGCCTGTCGGGTACACCGTTAAAGCATACCGCTTTAAACTTCAAATACAGCCAGTGGACATACAGCGTACCGAATACGGCTTTAAGCTTTTCCTTTAACAGCTTTTCGATGTAGGCTTCGGAAACTTCGGCGGGTTTCACGGTTCTGAAAATACTTGATTAGGATTAAAAACCTTTATTTCAGAACCGTTTTCAAACCTAACGTAATAGAACCATTTGTCACCGTCGCGCATTGCGGGATGCTCTTCTATTTCGGTTACACCTTTGGTACCGATTTCATAAACGTGAAAATCTTCACCCGCAGAATTATCCCAGTTTACTTGATGCCAGTTAAAATGTATTTTTTTAATTTTCATACCTTTACAATTTGTTCAATTTCAGTCATTATAAACTTAGTTACCTGGGCGCTGTTTTCGAAGCCGGCGTTTTTATAGTCGGTAAAGATTGCCGATAAACGTGATAGAATTTTATCGGCTTGCTGATTTTCAGCGTAGTTGATAACATCGACAATAGCGCCGCGTAAATTAGTATTTTCGGAAAATTCCGATTCGTTGCCGAACTCAGCTAAAAAGGCCTCTATAGGTTTCGGTACAACCACCTGGTTAAAAGCTTTTATAGCTTCTATCGGTGTGGGTAAATTTTCGTATTTCATAATCTTATTTGTTGGTTTTATTTTTACTTCGTTGTTCTCTTTTTATCAGGTCTACTTTCTTATATGCCCGCTGTTTACCGTAAATCCCAAACGATAAGTTACTGGGGGTTTTCTCCCAGCCGGGTAATTTTTCCATTATCGCATGAATGTATTTCGTGTTATGCGTGGTCATTTCCTTTAAAGGCGATTGCAGTAGCTCGCACCATATTTCAGCGACGCATACTTTAAGGCGTGGCCATTCCCCGGTGTTAAATTGCGCTTCCGGGTCGTGCAGGAACGCTTTCCGTTCGTGCAGCTTCATTGTTTCCCAGTTAATCGGTAACAATGTATCCAAATACTCAACGATCATTCCTGTACGGTCGTCTGTCTCGGTGTGCTGGTTCTGTACTTCTTTAGCCTCTTGCTCTACATCTTCGTCCAGGTAAAGCGGCTCTTTCCACTGGAAATACTGTTTAGCTTCCGCCCAAAGCTGGTCGATGGGTAAATCGTCAATATGTAGTAACCCGTAAGCGTTTACCTGTACAGGCCAGAAACGCCGGTTACCGTTGTTATCCCGTAAGAACGCATACTCGTTAGTAGAGCCGAAAAAAACACACTGACGCGGAAACCCTTCGATCCTGGCGCCGTAGGCTACTCGGAAGCGATCTTCGCGTTTCGTTATGAAGTGTTTTACCGCCTCTGCCTCTGATCGCTTTATGCCGCTTAATTCACCCATTTCTATGCCCCAGGCACCTTGCAATTGTTCGTACGCTTTATTTCCTTCAACCCCGACAAAACTATCACTAAACCATTTGCCGAACATCTTGCCTAAAAGCATGCTTTTCTTTATGCCCTCTTTACCCATAAGCGTTAACACATAGTCAAACTTAATTCCTGGTTCGTAAACACGGGCAACCGCCGCGACAAATGCTTTCCGGGTAGCTAAGCGGGTAAACCGCGTATCGTCCGCGCCCAGGTAATCGATAAGCAGGGTATCCAGGCGTTCGAGGCCGTCCCATTCCTGTTTGTCAAGATAGTTTGTTATGGGGTGGAAAGCATTTTGCCGGAATACCAGCATTAGCGAGTCTTTGCACTTTGTAGCGTTATAGATCCCGTACTCCGTTTCGAGGTAATGCCGTAACCCCGCGTCGTCTTCATCGGTCCATTGCCTTTCTCCGTCAAAATTGTTCCACGGTAACGGCTTTGTGCTTACGGGGCGTAAGTTAAACTTATCGTACCGCAGATTGCCCAAAGGTACTTTATCTGGTTTTTCTCCTTTGTTAAAATACGGCTGGTTGCTTAACCGGGGATCGTGCTTTATTATCAGCTCGAAATTCGTAGTCGTCGCGTCGTACTTGTTATACTTGTCGAATTTCAGTTTGCCCAGCCACGCGTTATTATAGTCTGCTTCGACCTCAAAGCCGTCGTCGAAATCGCTTGCTGCGGAAATGCGGGCCACCCCGTATTCTTTTACTACTTCGCTGATTGTTTTAGCAAAATCGTTCATCAAGCGATACGATTTCCGCTTTGTTATCTCAACCTGATCGCCGTCCGCATCTTCGTGCCCAAACTTGTGAAGGCGTACCAAGTCAAAAGAATTACACAGTATCCCGTTAGTAGGATCACTCCCGTGATTACTATAAAGGAAATCAGCGGCATCGCCATAAACGATAGCGCCATTAGAGCCGCTACCTTCAATAAAAGTATAGCGCTCGTCGAAATCTGTTTTCTCATATACGTCGGATAAAAATGTTTCAATTGCTTCGTGAATATCGTACGTACGGCAAAAGGCACCGATTAACCCCGGCTTTGTGGTCGGATCACCCTGCAACTTTAACCCTTTGTTGATCTTAACCGTTTCTTCAGCATGCACCGGCCATGCGCTAATATCACGCCAGTCTTCATAGCTTCTTAAAACCTCGTCCGCGTCCAGCCAGTCGCCTTTTTGCTGTTTAAATACCCAGTCCCCATCTTTGGCTACCGTTGGCCAGAACATCAAGCGCTCAGGCTGGAAGGTGGTCGGGTCGAACAGTTCTATATCCAGGTACGAAGCCAGCTTACGCGAAATCGCTTCGTACTCTTCTTTAGATACCCGGCGACTAAGAGGCATTATAAGCCGGTAACGCGGCGAGCTCGGCCCGTGTTTATGGGTGGAGTGGATAACCGCCGCGTTACCAAAATAACAAGTAAAGTCGTCCCAAAAGTCGTAATTTGAGAAATCTAGATCAAGGGTTATTAATTGGCGGTGCTCAACTGAATGCGGGTTACGCCGGCCGTCTTTTAAATAACCGCCTACGAAACCGCCTTTATCCTTTATGTCCGCTTGCTGCTCCTTGCCTTCTTTGGTATTGCCTAAAGCTTTATATTGTGCGTATGTCTCGTGTGTCCGGATAGGATCGGATAACTTTTTAACAAGGGCATTCCAGGTTATGGTCTGGTTTTTCCAGGTCTTTGTCTCCCGGCTCTTAATCGTACGTCCCGTTGCAATGGATAGTTCTATCATATAGCCGCGTCCTCTAATCTTGTTACTTCAGTGATTCCATTTTTCTTACTCACTGTAAAAACCCGCAACGGGTATTCCGCAGCTATCAGGCCGCTAACCAGTGACCGGATATAGTTATACTCTTCTAAAGTGAAAGGAACTTTTTCGTAAAAACCCAAGTCGCGTATTTGCTGGGTCCGGGTAATTGGCTTCGTTAAGAATTCGGGCATATAAGAAAAGAGTTATAATAGATAACAAACATAATGTTATAAATTATAACTCTTGTAAATGTTGATAAATTAATGTTTGTGGAAAATAATTAATTTAATAAAAGCGTATTACCCGATAAAGATAAAATTATTTGCTGTTCGTCTTGATCTATAAATTTAAAAAGCATTTCGCTTATTTTCCTTAAGCTTTCTTCCGCTTTTTTCAGTGTTTGGTGGCAAACTTCAGTGTAAGGAATTAATTTCCATTTATCACTGTTGTTATAAAAACTTGTGTGCTTTTCGTATTTACCAGGTGTTAACTCCATCGTACTATACCATTTTTCAACCCCCGCAACACTTTCCATTATTACGACACGGTATTCAAAGGCTATGCTATCTACGTCGGAATTCCAATTATCTACTTTGTACTTAGAACCCGTTTCGTGAAATAAAGAATACCCTTCTTCTGTGCGATTGTAAACTCCGCAAGATCCGTACCTAATAGCTAAATAGAGATACTGAAAAGTCTTTGCGGTTTTAAATTTATCTAACGCTGCAAAAAATTCATGCTCTAAATCCGATAATTTATCAGCTTTTAACTCCTGGCGTATGCCTAAAGGATCCGCTACCTCTTTGGGTAACTTCGTTTTAAATACCCCGTCTACCCCGACATTTACGGGTATTTTGTGCTTTTGCTCAAAAAGCGTAAATTTTAACTCTGCTATCTTTGCCATAGTTTTAAAAATAATTATGCTGCCAGGATCTCCCTTAATCTCTGCGCTATTAAAGCATGCTTTTCGGTTTGTTGCTTTTCCAACCAGGTTATAGTAAGCATGCTTTTTAAGTTTCTCCGGGACATAGCTTTCTCAAATTCCCAGCCTTCAGCGCTATGGTAAGGCGGGGCAGATGCTGGCCAGTTTTCCGGGGTATAGCTAAGTACTTTTAAAGGTTCGCGGAATTCGGCTTTTACCTGGTGCGTGTCGGTTATGTTTGGGTTTTTTACGCATGGTACTCTCGGCATGTGGTTCATAAGATAATCCTTTATCTGCTCTGAATTGTCTGCCCAATTAATGCCGTCGTTAGAAGTAGCGCTTTCTACAGTATTGCGGTACGGTCGTGCTAAATCGGGGTTAAAATAAGGCTTACGCAAATTTTGGATATTGCCGGGACCGCTGGACCAGCGTTTAAGTTCTTCGGTTGACCATTGTTGCCCCGTTTCGATTAATAGCTCGTTTGTAGCTTGTGCGGATATTATTTTTTCCGGGCCTGTTTCTGGTACAGATAAAAAAGCATGCTTTTTCTTTAGCATCGCGTTACCGAAACGTTCTGCAAAATCCGTAACGCTTTCGCATACAACCTCGTCGTGTATTTCTGAGATTATAACCCGGTCCGATAATACTTCTTTAAAGAAATCGACAATTTTACTATTCGTTTCGCGCCATTTTTTAACGACTTCGTCTAAGTTCTGAAACGGTTTACCGAAACTCTTTAAATCGAATATCGGAGTAGCGTACGGGTCGATAACCTGTTTGGGTAAAAAAGCATGCTTTTCCTTTATCGGCGCTACGATTTCGTGTATTAAATCTTTAAAATTGTCCGTGGCTTTTTCCTGTTCCAGTAATTCGGCGGCTACCTGTTTAACCGTTTCGGGTTTTAAGTTGGATAGGCTGAGGATTTCGGCATCACCGGGGATCGACGGTAAAGCTTCGTCGAAAGGACAACCGGTGATTATTGTGTCGCCTGGTATTGTGCCGGTAATACGGGTCTCTGTCACTTCGGGATACGGGTCGCGGTTATCAACTCTTACCGCAAACTCTAAAGCCGTTTCGCCGGCGCGGCGTTTGATCGTTTCGGTTCTCTTACCGTATAACCTCCTGATCTTTGCTTCAGTTTGCGAAAACCGCATTTTAATCGTGTCGGTTACTTCGCTTAACTTCTTTTTAGGAACATCGCCGAATGTGTCGTACCCAAAAGTTCCCGCGATGTAGTCCATAAAGGCAACCGGGATATTTCTACGGTTTAAACCTTGATCGTCTGTTTTCATAATTTCTATTGTTGGTTTTAAGTTTAAAAATTAATAAGCATGCTTTTTTATATCTCCCAGCCGGCGCTATCGTCGTCCAATAAGCATGCTTTTTTGTCGGGCTCAGTAATAAGCATGCTTTTTTCCGCTGGCTGCAGGGCTACAGTAACGCCCAGGGCCGCGCCTACGCGTTCCAAGCGGTCAAGGGTAAGGTTATACTTGCCTGCCTCGATATGACTGATATGCTGGAAGCTTTCGCCTGCATGCTCCGCTAATTCCTTTTGAGATAAGCCGGCTTCGGTTCTTAACCGTTTAAGCTCGGCACCTATTTGTTGTTTTGTCATAGCTATTATTAAATTACGAAATCTCCGTTTTCTGTTATTTCAAAACGGCGTTCAACTGTTTCGCGGTATATACCTGATTTCACTTTGCAAAAGTGTCTATTGTAAATAACAGACCCGTCTGCTGTTTTCGCGTCCGGGTAACACTTTTTATCGCACATAGCGCATTCGAGCGCGGGATACCCCTCGTTAAGAAGCGGGTAACGATCTTTGGTTTTTTGTTGAATTGCCATTTTCTTTTGATTAATTTTTTCGTTTCAAAGTCGAGTTGTTGTATCGTGGGAGAGTTCCACTAATATCCTAAGAAGTCGCGAGCATCCTGGAGCGTCCAGGTGGTTGCGTTTACCCACTCTCCCCCGTGGACCTTTTTAACCGTGTCCCAGTATTCATCGTAGGCGTATAGCTTTCCGTGGATCTCGCGGGTTTTTATTCCGTGCAGGTGTAAATAGCTGCGTACTATTTCGATATCGATGTATAATTTCTGTTTACGCTTTTTCATTTGAATGTTGGTTTTTACCGGGAAAACTCCAAGCCTGGTTAAGCGTTGGAGTTGTTTTGCTGGGTAGGGGTATAGCCGGTTACTCAATATAGGCTAAAAGGTCAAAAAGTTTCCAGTTAGTTGTTTCCTGCATTTCGTGATCACTTTCGGTTAACGGGTTTCCAGCGAATAAAATGCCGTCCGCTATGTGCCAGCCTATGCCCGCAGCGTCTAACCTACGTTGAATTTCGTTTTGAGTTAATTCGGTATTCTCATAACCTTCGCCCTCAAACATCTTTTTTAAATAGCGCGTTACTTTCATAGCTTAGTAATTGAATTCGTAAAAATTATTACCCTTAGAAGCGTAACGGAAAGGTTTAATATAAACCGCTGTTTCTCCGTAATTGGCAGTCGCTATTTGTTTTGCCTCTTTGATGCTCGAAGCCATTATGATTACTGTTTTCATCTTAATATTTATTCAAAGCTGATAAGTTAATTAGTCCAAAGTGGTTAAGTGTAACAGCTGCGATAACTATTATTGCAGCGATTACCAGGAACGCGTTACGCATAGTAACAGGGTTTCCGTTTTGTAGGTTGGTTAGTGTTTTCATAATTAAGAATTTTTGTATAGTTTATATTTGTAAGGGTCATTAAAGCTTTCAAGTGAACAAGACTTTTCGTCTTTACGATTTTGAAAGTTGCCTATAGTAACGCTATCGGCTTTAAACGCTATTATCAGTATGATACCGTAATCGTTTAATTCTCTTTTGGTTAACATTAAAGGGCTCTGCGAAGTTTTCATTTGATTATTTAATAAATGTTGAAGTGTAAGTACTAAACCTTAAAGAGCTGCCGGCACAAGGTATTAGGCCGCGGTCCTTAATTACTTTTTTAACAGTAAACAAAGTACCCGTATTAGATATGTAGTAAGTAGCTTTACCAACTTTTCCAGCGTTTAAACCGGCTTCCATTATAGCGGTTACGGCTTTTTTATCTGTGTTGGTTAAGTGACCGGTTAATACTTTCATTTTGTTTATCTGATTTGTTGAAACAAAGATAACTATAAAAAGTTAATTTGCAAATTTATTTTCACTTTTTTTTATTTTAACCTTAAAAAGTTAATATCCCGAATGCCTGGTTATTTCTGCTATCAGGTTTAAGAACTCACATTCTGACAAATCGCTCTTCATATAGTTAACGCTTGAACACACTAAATTTATATTGCTCATAACGTATCCTTTGTCCGAATCACGTCTATCTATGGATACTGAATTAACCGGGCTGGAATTATCAAAAACCCTATTAGAATAAAAACATCTGCCTTTTTGATCTATTAATAACTGTTCTACTTTATCTAAGGTTAAGTCAAATTCCATATTTCTAAAAGCCGCTCTTTTGCGGGCCTGAAAAATTCTTACCTTTAATATGTTAGCTAAGTAGTAAGCTTTCTGGTCGAACGTTTTTACCTTGATCTTTTTAACTTTAGGGTTTGCCGCTTTCTTTTTATCGTTGCTCACTTTCTGCTCTTTGGCCTGGCATTTTTTACACCGGGTTAAATAGGTTTTGTAAAATTTAGTTTTATCGGTTTCTCCGCATAAGCGGCAAATGTGTGGTGTGTAATGGCAGGGCATAGTATTTTAAATATAAAGCCAATATACGTATAATTCTATGTCGAGTGAAATAATTACGATTTAATTTGGATATTAACTTTATATAGTTATCTTTGTGGTGTTGAATAATTAATCACTTTAAAACTTCGTAACAATGAAAACTTTAGAAATCGGAACAACTGTAAAAATAAAGAAAACACTAACCTGTAAATTCTTTAAAGGCGCTGTTTGTATATTGGATAGCATCCAGAACTACGGAGGCGTAACTATATACCGCCTGAAACATTCGGAAGCGGATTCTTATAGCTGGTATTCCCGTACCGATTTCACCATTGTTAATTAATCACTTTAAAACTTCGTAACAATGAAAACTTACATCGCAACCAGCATCAACCAAAACGGGGATAAACACTTTTACTACCCGAAAGCTAAAAGCGTAGAAGACGCTATCGAGAAAAGCAACAAAGAATGTATCCGAATCTCAAACGATTGGAATACTTGGGTAACTTTAGAGGCTGAATTATTTTCAATGAAAAAACATTCAAGAGATTAAAAATTATGAACTACAGCAACAACGGGCCGCGTCTGCTTATAGTGGGCATCCTATTAGGAACAATTATCTTATGGTATTTACTCTTCTTAGTTATACAAGCATGAACGTAGCACACCTTTTAAAACCTCAGCCCTTGATCAGAGTACGGATCTGGCCTTTAGATTATAACGGCAACAAATCAAATATGACTTATGTTACCTACGTGGTAACTTTATCGGATGCAGCTTTGTTAGGCTGGAAATATGAGATACGCCGGGGTAAAGCAATGCTTTGCGTATTTAAAGGCGACAAATGTTTTTATAAGGATTATCAATTTAAAACCGTAGCGTAATGAAAACATTAAAGCAATATCAGGCCGCAGCGCCTAAACAATTCTTTGCCCTTTGGAAGGATAGCGCCGGTAAATGGCATCAATTCGATACGAATAATCAGGACGTTGCCGAAAAGAAAGCCGCGATCGATGACGGCGAAATCTATATAGATACTCGGTACAAAGCGAAGTTACGGCTTTACCGGTACCTGGTCCGTAAAGAGCTTTACCCGAAAGGGTGAACGTATTTTAAAGCGCTCAGGCACTTTTCTTATTCGTAGCTATGGTACACTTCCAGCGCGCCATTAATCGAATGCCTGGTAGCTACGATAATCCCGTCGTATATAACCTGATACTTTGGCAGCTCATTAAAAACCGGGACCGCTAATAAAGTGAGTGGTTTACGCTTATGGCTTTTCAATAATACAGGATCTTTCATATCCGGCGAAGGCCTGAAGTCAGGGACCAGAATACTTTCACCTTTCGGTAATACTAATCGATCATCCTGCACCGGTCTGGCGGCCGCGCCTTTAAGTTTAACGGGTTTTGGCTGTTTCGGTGCCTTTTCCGGCTTAACTGGTTTTCGGTCGGAAATTCTTAAAGCTCTTCGTTTTTGCATTGTTTTAGTCGTTATTTGTTACTGAAAATATAATACTGTTACCTACGCGCTTAACGCTGAAAAATTTGTCTTCAAACTCCAGGGCGATCTCTTCGGGTATGTTAAAACGGTACGTGTTATAAACTAACTTTCCTCTTTTCGTCTTAATCGTAGATTTCAGAATTTTAAGTTTTTGGGATTTTTTCATTTAGCAAAGGTACAAAATTAGAATGTTTTAAACAACATCGAAAAAATAATAAATTTTCCATGCGGAGAGCATAACAAAAATTCGATTTCGCTGTGTCTGTGTGTCCGTTGATAGTCAAGCGATTAAACCCTTTTTGGCGTCGAATTAACTAAAACAGTGATCCCAGGTCTATGGCGTAAAAATAAAATAAATATTACCGCTACTATGTATAACTATAGTACTAATAACATTAATATTACTCCCTATACTCTTTTAATTTATTAGTGTTTCTCTTATTCTATAAAGTATTTAAGTTATTGATTATTAGTAGTTTATAGTAGAACAACAAAGCACTTCAAGCAATTTTTAGTTATTCCGTTGTTAGCTTTTTAAGCGTTAAAGTATTGTAAATGAGAAGTTTATAAAATGGGTGATAACGGGGTTTGTCGGGCTGTTTTACACCGTTTAGCATAACTTCAGGTAATGGGTTTCATAATTTAAAGTAATAACGAGCGTTACAGTTGACCGCTTGAACTTTTAAGACGAAAAGTCAGGAAAAAAAAGTGAAAAAAGATTTTGATACTAACTTTTTATAGTTATATTTGCTTCAGCAATTCAGCTAAACAAAACTTCGCAACATGAGCACTTCAATTTTCAACAACTCAGAATTACTTAATCAGGTATCAAATACTTTCGGCGTTGTTATTTACCAGGATACAAACTATTCAGATCAGTCTGAAAAATTTTACCGGTTTACTATCGGCGCGGATAAAAATAGTCCTGCTTTGGGATCTATTATTTGCGTAAACGGCGAATTCAGAGTGTGCTCAAAGCGTACGTCTGACGGCGCGTACACTACTTTACCGCTATTGGCTGACATAGCGCAATTTATGAATGTGAAATAATTACGATTTAATTTGCATATTAACTTTTTATAGTTATATTTGTATTGTAATAACAATTTAGTTATTTACTTTAAAACTTTGCGATTATGAAAACTTCACAGATTTTAACTTCAGACTTTACCTCAGACGAACTGGTTAACTTACACACTCACTACCTGGAAGCGGCTAAAAAAGCTTGCTCCGACAAAATCACATTTTTCCAGTCAGAAATTAACAAAGGTTTTACCGGTATGGGTCACATCGATAACCTGGAATTGTACAGTGCTGAGTTTCGCAAATGGGTTGAGATAGTAAGAGCCGCGAAAGCTCGGGACGCTAAAAACGACGCTGAATTTTACGCAGCATGCGAACAATAATCACAAACTACGATAACAGCAATCCCCCGGAAGTGGGGGATGCTGTTTGCATTATTTCATGCGGTCCGCACGGCGATTGGTTTAAGCGTTACGGCCAAAGCATCAACGATTCGTTTGAAGGCCGTACAGGTACGGTAATAGCGCAGCGGACCGACTATTGGGAAGTTTACGCGGTTAAACTTAATTACGGTAAAGTTGTTAGTTTTAATTGGCAGGAATTGTTTAATATTGATTTATGAAAGAAAAAATAGCGTACGCATTCTGGTGTCTGTTTATAGCTTTTGTGCTTTTAATCGGGTTTATAGTTGTAGCCATGACGATATATTGTAAGCATTAAAAGATCCTGCGGGCCGCAGTTCCCGCGAAGTCTGCAAATCGCAGGTAATAGCCTGGCTGCCTAACAAGGGGCCGGGCTTTGTTGGTGCCGGGGCATGGTGTTTCGGTGAATTAAAAACTTTGCGATAATGAAAACATTTGAAGGGACTTTTACGATTAAATGGTATAAAAACGATCACGGCGATGTTAGACCGCTAACAATAGATTGTTTACCTGTAGAACTAAATAGTAGGAAAAACGAGATTAAAGAAGCGTTTATGAAGCTTGGAGAAAACAACAGGTACGCATATTCCGTAAGTTTTGATTTATCAGCGAGGCCATAGGGTAGGGGGAGAAGTTGTTGTAACGTTGTTGCAATAGCTTTAAATATCACTTAACATAATAAGTATTATGCAGAAAATAGTTTAGCTTTTAACGGACGTAGGGTTAACGGACGTAACCCGGCTAAATGATACCGTCTGGCAGCTTGATAAGCGGGACGGTTTTTTATTGTCAAATATTTTTTATATTTACCCCGTGCAAAGCGAAGACGATAAACCGATTTTAGATGTTGACCAGTTAGCGGCCGCGATTGAGGACCCGCAGCATTTACGCTGGGCAAACTTTTATTTAAAGCGGCTTAACAAAACCCAGGCTTCCCGGGATCTCGGTAAACCTGAAAGCACAGCAAGCAATTACGGCGTTAAGACGTATAACCGGCCCGCTGTTAAGGCTTATATCGAATACGTCTTAGAACAGGAAATCGGCGTTCCAGATGATAACCTTCGAATTTTACGCAGCATGGCCGATACTGATTTAAAGCAGTACATGACGGAACGCGTATTACCGCAGCAGGATTGGATCGAGCGCCCTTTAAAACATTTGTTGCAAGACCTGGAAATCGATTTAACAGCGGAACAGGAATACGAATGTATGTACGCGGAAACAAAGTTAGATGTTAGCCAGTCTAAAAAGCGACAAAAAGAAATTGCTTTAAACATTGTAGCTTTGAAAACGGAGATCCGTAAAAAGGGACCACTAGCAAAGCGTATCGTTTTAGGCGATACTTACCTGGTCAAAAAACAAGTTTTAGACCTGAATAAGATTTGCGCGGATCACGAAAACGGCAAAATTAAAAAGTACAAAGAAACTAAAGACGGTATCGAGGTAGAGCTTTACGACGCTAAGGATGCAGCAATACAACTGTTGAAAATTGCCGGTAAATACAGTGAAGATAATACCCGGACTGTAAGTATAAATTTATCAGAATTACCCATTGTTTTTGAATAACATAAGCTGTATATTTGGGGTATTAAACCAAATAACTATTATGGAATTAAAAGACATTACAGGTCAAAAGTTTGGCCGATTGACAGTTTTAAAGCGCGTTGAAAATATCAGGACTGCCGCAGCCTGGTTGTGTAAGTGTGATTGCGGTAACGAGGTTGTTGTAGTCGGGAATAAACTTAGAAGCGGACATACTCAAAGCTGCACTTGCTCGCAAAAAGATAAGGCTAGCGAAGCTAATAAAACGCATGGTCGTTCAAAGGATCCGATTTATCGCGTATGGCGGGGGATGAAAGAGCGTTGCAACGATCCTAAACACATATCTTATCCCGCATACGGCGCCTTAGGTATAAAGGTTTGTGAACGTTGGATCAACTCGTTTGAAAACTTCATAACCGATATGGGCGAACGTCCCGAGGGCGTAAAAGGCGGCCGGTTTACTATTGAACGCTTTGATGTTAACGGAGATTACGGTCCAAACAATTGTTTTTGGGCAACATACGTTGAGCAAGGGCAAAACATAAAAAAGAACGTTTGGGTTGAACACGATGGTAAAAGAATGATATTAGCGGACTGGGCGCGACACTTTAAAATTAATCCGTCGGGATTTTATTACCAGTTAAAAACTAAAACACTTGAAGAAGTAATGCAGTATTATGCCGATAAACGTAAAAGTATCTGATCAATTTAAAACCCTATATAACCTGCCCGCCGACGCGAACTTAATTGTTTGTATCGGCGGGCGGTGAAGTATCGGGGAGGCATGAAAACCTACGAGGTAAGCAAGTTTATTGCTTTCTCAGCCACGGTACATAAAAAACGCTGTGTCATAGTCCGCGACGAAAAAGCATTGATTCGGGAAAGCATACTAAACGAAATTTGGGCGCGGTATGATACAGCTAACCGGGACGGACATTTAGACGGTGCTTTCGTAAAAAATGAACACGATCTAAAAGATAAACAGTCTGGTAAAACGCTGGTTTATACCAAAGGTTTCCGGGCTTCAGACAATAGTAAGCGTGCAAATTTAAAAGGTGCTTCAGATATCGACATAGCCATAATCGAAGAGGGCGAAGACATTAACGACCCTATGAAGTATAACACTTTCGTAGATAGCCTTCGTAAACAGGGTTGTATCGTTATCATAATGTTAAACACTCCTGACATTTCGCATTTTATTTCGAAGCGGTATTTCACTTTTGAAAACGTTCCGATCCTGGACAGCGAAGGAAATTTCCAGTATGACGAATACGGCGAACGCCTGGTAGAAGACGGTTATTTTAAACTCATACCTAAAAAATTACCAGGTTTTGTTTGTATCCAAACTAATTACACCGACAATAACTTTCTACCTGAACACATAATCTACAATTATGAGCAATACGGTAATCCGTCTTCCCCGACGTACGATAAACATTATTTCTTAACCGCTATAAAAGGCTATTCGAGTTCAGGCCGCAAAGGGCAAATCTTTACTAAGTGTAAACCTTATTCGATTAAGGATTATCACAACTTAACTTTAAAAGAGTACTTCGGGCAGGATTTCGGTACAGCAGCGCCAGCTGCCTTCGGCGGCGCTAAGTTCGATAAGAACCGCGTTTATGCCAGGCTGATAAACTACGAGCCGAAAGAAGTTTTAGAGCTTGGTAAAATGTATTGCAATTTAAAGCTTACAAAGAACGATCGTATTATTTGTGATCACGCGGAGCCGGATACTATTTTACAACTGTCAAGGGGCTGGCCCGCTTCAAAACTGGATAAAGAAATTTTAGCTAAATACCCGCAATTGGTACACGGCTTTTACGCTGTTCCCTGCGGTCCCAAAGATATCGAAGCCCATATCGGTATAATGAAAGGACTTGAACTTTATATCGTAAATGACAACGAATGCGGGGAAGCTGCCTGGGAAGAGGTTGCTAAATATGTGTATAACGTAAACAAGTCGGGGGAGTACACCAACGATCCTAAAGACGGGTTCAACCACTTTTGGGATCAGCTGCGTTACGTTATTATCGATCATTACGGAAATAAAGCGGCGCCGGCTAAGAAGTTGTATTGATAATTTCGTATATTTGGGAAACCAACAAAAATATTATGAATAAAAAAGTTATCTGCTGGTTTTCCTGCGGAATTACCTCGGCGGTTGCCTGTAAGCAAGCTATCGAAAAGTACGGAATGGATAACGTAGACATATGGTATATCGAAATAGGTAGCGCCCATCCCGATAACGAACGGTTTATAGAAGATTGTGAATACTGGTTCGGTAAAATGATAAAACGAACCAGGAGTTTAAAATATGCAGATCAATTCGAAGTTATAGAGGACACGGGTTTTGTGAACATAGCTGGGCGCGCTTTTTGTACGTCCCATTTAAAAAAGTTCGTACGTCAAAAAGTCCAGAAACAATACCCAGTGGGAACGCTTCAGGTATTCGGGTTTGAGTTTTCCCTCAAAGAGATAAACCGGGCTGTACGATTTTTGCAGCAATACCCCGAAACATCACCTCGTTTTCCTTTAATCGAATCGCGTATTATAAAAGATGAATGCGCTTATATTTTGGCCGAAGCCGGAATACTGCTTCCTACTATGTATCTTTTGGGCTACTCGAATAATAACTGTATCGGCTGCGTAAAAGGGGGCAAAGGATATTGGAATAAAATCCGTATTGACTTCCCGACTTATTTCTTACGTATGGCAGAGTGCGAAAGAGAAGTCGGCAGAACGTGTATCAAAGGTGTTTTCCTTGACGAACTGGATCCGAATGAGGGTCGCGATTCTAAAATCGTTTTACCGGATTGCGGAAGTATCTGCGAAATCAAGTTTGAAGATATTTTAGACGAAAGAGCGCTTATGATATTTTCCGATCCGTCCGAAATGTTCGCGCTGTATGAAGTACTTTATTGAGATAAATTGTTTTATTTAAAAACTTTTCTATATTTACGCTTTTAAAACTAAAATTCATTGCAATGAAAAAACTATTAACCTTTTGCGGCTTGCTGATAGCGTTGTCCGCTTTTACAGTCAGTGCGCAATCCGCGTATATGGTTAGCCAGACGAACGGCACCACTTTAGACACGGTCACGAATACCGGCGTACGTTTACAAAAAGTACCCGTTGCGGGTTTTCAAAATGTCGTATCAATACAAACGCTGTTAGTGAGTAAAACAGGAACGCCTGCGGGGGTTGTACGGCTTTACGGGTCTAACGACGGCGTTAAGTTCGTGCGGATACCGACAATAACTAAAACCGGGACGATTGCAATTGACAGTTTAACAGTTGACGCGAATACGCTTAGTAAGATTTGGATTATCCCTACACACGCCTACACTTATTATCAGGCAGGTTTTACGGGATCGGGAACAGAGAGCACAACCATGCAGAATTACGCTATTTGGCGAAGACAACCATAAGAACTTTACTACTTTATTCATTTAAAAAGTGTACGGCGCGAGGCTTTACACTTTTTTTTATTTATATTTGAGAAACCAACAAATTAAAATATTATGGAATATAAAAATTACGTTGTTACTCCGAATGAGCTTTTAGAGTTCACAATAGAAAAAGAACTATCGCAAAAGGTAGACGGTTTTAAAATTTTTAGTTCGGAGTTATCCGAAGCCGAAAAAACAGAAAATATCCATTTATGCGAACTTTTCGACGTTGCTTTTTGTGCTGTTTGTAAACTATTGCAGATAGAGAATATGCGTTTCAACGTCACAGGTGGCTATTTTTATTTTTCCGTTATCCACTCGGAAAACGAAAATCATTCCGTAGAAAGCCTGTCGCCGAAATTATCACGTAAACGTTTACTAAAATTAGCGAACCACGAAATAGCGGAGGTCGTTATAAGTATATTCTTAGATCGGGACAATTGGCCGGCGGAAAAAGGAATAAGCTACAACTTACAATAATTGGCGTTCTTAAAAACTTTTTCGTATATTCGCTTAACTTAATTTTCAGTTGGGCGCCAGCTCATCAATAATTTATCAAATCATTAAAAGCGGATAAGCGCGAGGCCTGTTCGCTTTTTATTTTACAAATTATTTGTTTCTTAATATTTTTTCTATATTTACGCATTCAATCGCAAAAAGGGGCTTTGCAGATAAACATTTAAAACTTTAAAAAATGAGTTTATTTGACAACTGCCCGCTACCTACCGAATTACCGGATATCCTTAAACAGATTTGCGGCACCAATTTCGGCCAAATCCAAAAAATAGCCATGTGGCAAAAAGGGCAAACGCCTTTTACCGGCACCACGATATTAACAGCGGCCGCCTGGACAACCGCAATGGCTTTAACCGACGACGGTAAACCGATTGTATCCAATTACGTTACTAACTTCGCCATACCTAACAGTACAGCGGTAGAACAGACAGCGGATACCAACATAAACGCTATGCCTGAACTTCAGCGCGGATCCATCGTAAAAGGTACGTTTATGAACCGGTCTATTACCCCGGCCCAGATCACGGTAATGCAATCGCTTACAGCCTTTACCCAGATCCAGCCGGGTGTTACTCAGCTGGGTTTCGTAATGATAAACGAAGACAATAAAGCAATTTGGAACGATAACGCGGGCGACCTGCTTATCGATATGTTCAACTTCTTTACTTCGGATACCGACATTACCGGAACGCTGGGAGCGCTTAACAACGTAGCTTCAGAATTTTATCTGAAATACGGCTGGTCTAAAAACCTGAAAGTAGGTCAAATGGCTTTCGATTTCTTAAACACTTATCCGGCTGCGTAATGGCAAACACACAGGTTAACTTATACAGCGCGGAGCTTAACGAAGATCGCCCACATGACCTGGAACACGCGAACAGGCTTTTTGCGCGGTTTAAAAATAGCGGCTGGGAATTAAAGGACAAAAACTTTACACAAAACAAAGATGGCATTATCGTCCGAAGAAGTAAAAGCGAGAATAGCGAAACCGAACAATCGGGACCAGCTTAATATCGCAGCACTTCACGAAGATCGTGTCAAATTCTGCGTTAAAAAGTGCCTTGAATATAACCGGCCTACCTACACCGCCACGCATTTACAGCGTATAAGTAATTTATTACCTATACCTAAATATCAAAAATACCTTACCGAATTAACGTTCCCGCTTCCAATTATGGAAACGGCGGACGTTATTTATAGCGGTCTTTACAAAATCTTTGATGCCCAGAACAAAGCTATCTACCCGATCCTATCAAGCGAAGACCTGGAACAGGAATTTACGGAATATTTGCAGGAATTAGGCTTTACCGATTTCTGGCAAACAACCGCTTGGCAAGCGTTCCGCGACCAGCCAAACTGCGTAATGGTTATCGATATGACCGTTAAACAAGTTGGCAGCAGGCCACAACCCTACATTTGCGCTATTGATATCACCGCCACTAAGGATTTAACTTTAGACAGCGACGGTATAACTTTTCTGGATTATATCTTTGTAAACGAGAACGGGGATTTAGTTGCTATCGACGACCAGAATTTTTACACCTACCCGAAAATGATCGATGCAAACGGGGTTGTGGTTAAAAACGAATGGCAGATAGACGACATTCACGTAACCGTCGGTTTTCACGGTCTAGGGTATTGCCCGGCTAAATTCCTGATCGACGACGCGCTAGATAACAAGCAACCGATTATTAAAGAAAGCCCGGTTACTAAGGTGCTTTACCCTATGGAAAAATTACTTTTCCGTATCATATCCGGGGAAAACCTCGAAGATTACGCCTCATACCCTATTCACGTTATCCCTAAAACAGAATGTACTTACCAGGACGAACAGGGCAATCGCTGTAATGCGGGGTTCATAACGCGCCTGGCAGCAAACGCACCAGGTATGGAACTGTACGGAAGTGCCGGGGGTAATTACCAGATAGCTTGCCCTGTGTGCTCTCAGAATCACCTGGTAGGCGCGGGATCTGCTTACGAGGCGCAACCGGATGTTGACGGAAAGTTTGACGTCGATAATGTTGTTAAGATAATTCCGGCGCCAACCGAAACGCTGCAGTACATCGATACGAAAATCGAAAGCCGGAAAAATAATATTATACAGTCATGTATCGGTGCGGTTCAGGACCCTTCGAAAGAAGCTATGAACGAAAAGCAGGTTACCAGTATGTACGAAGACCGGCAAACGATTTTATTGCGGGTAAAACGGAATTTCGAACGCGCGATTAAATTTTGCATGGATACTATCGGGAAGCTACAATACGAATCGGCTTATACCGGATCGGTGGTTAACCTGGGTACTCGCTTTTTACTGCTAACAACCGAAGAGATGCAAGCGCGTTTGGACGGCGCTGTAAAAAGTAACGCCCCCCAGTACGAAATTAACCTGATACGGGAAGAGATGAACGTAACGGAATATTCGAATAATCCGCGCATGATGCAGCGCATGAAAATACTAGAAAAGCTAGAACCTTACCCGAATTACGCTGAAGCCGACATAAGTAAATTATATTTTCAAAATAAAATATCGCAAATTAATTTTGAACTTAAATATAATTTTTCAATCTTTATCGCACAATTCGAAGACGAGAACGGAGATATTATTGATTTTGGTTCGCTTTTAACGCCTTCAAAGAAAATTCAAATCATAAAAAGTAAACTTTTAGAGTATGTCAACGAATACATCAAGCAATACGGAGTTGATCTCGAAACTGCAGGCGAAGGCGCCGGCGATAGTTCCGGGCAAGGTGCTGGTAGCTCATTATAGGCTACATGCAAACAGTTCCGATTTGAACACTGCTTCCATTAAGCACCAGTATTACGATCCTGAAGTATACGACGAATTTATTCGCGAAGAAGGCCGCGAAGGCGGTAAACAAAACGCTTTTATCCGCATGGGTTTAAAAACCGAAGTGCTCTATAACCCGGAACGTGACGAAAACGGGAATGCAGTAGACGGTAAAACCGTTTCTGCTCCTACAGGCAACGCACCGAGAGAGGATACCCAAACAGCCAGCATAAATCTATCCTTAGAAAACGAAGAGGCCAATAAGAAAACGGAAAAAGCTTCGCAGCCTATTCGCGAAATCACTGTTAACGAGATCGTTTTTGAAGTTTTCCAGAATTCAGCTAAAACGCTGTATACTGCCAAGCAGAAAGACGGCGGCCCTTTGACTGCTCAGGGTAAAACCCTCAAAGACCTTAACGAAGACCTACAAAACGTAACCAACATTTAATAATAAAATATGGCAGTAACAATCGAGCAAATCCGCGAAGGGGTTGCGGAGAATGCAGAGTTAAAAACGCAAATATTTAATGAGTATGATTCCGAATTACCGGAATATGTTAAGGGAAAAGGGTTTGTCGTTCGGTCAGCCGAAGACGACGAAAAAGAATTTGGTAAACGCCTGGGGCCAAAAACCGCAGAGCTTTACGGAAATATCGAAAAGGATATTTTAGAAAGTTTGAGCAAGTACGGGATTAAAAAAGATCATAAAGACGAAAAAGTCTATGATATGATTAAAAAAGCTCCCGGCCTGATCGACTTAAAAATTAAAGAACTGGAAGACAAGCTGAAATTAGCTACAGAGGGTAAAACCGATGACGTTACTAAAGCCCAGATTGCAGCTTTTGAAAAGCAGGTAAGTGATTTACTGGCTGAAAAAGATGAACTCACAAAGACTTTCTCCGCAAAAGAAATGTCGTTCAAGACTAATCAGCAACTAGATCGCGCTTATGCAGAATTACAGGTGTCAGTCCCTGCCCAGGTAGCGGATAAGGACAAAGCCGATTTTATAAAAGAAAAGCAGGCCCAACAAAAAGCCTTGTTTCTTTCTAAGTATAAAATCGAAGAGAAGGATAACAAAATTGTGTTTACAGATTCAGAAGGCAATGTCCAGATGAACGGAACAGAAGTTGCGGACGCTAAGTTTCTGTTAAACAAAGATTTTAAATATGATTTCGTAGCCGTCGATAAAGGCGGGTCCGGATCGAAAGGGGGTAAAGGAGGCGAACTTGTTACTTTAACGAGTAAAGCCGATCTATACCAACAATTAGCTAAAGAAGGCCTTACAATGGGATCTCCGGATTACATGAAACGGGCCAACGAATTAGCAGAATCAAATAAGCTAACCCTGTAAGCTATAAATACAGGTTCTTTTCTGCAATAAAGGGGTTGTTGCAATAAATTAACTAATTTTTAACTTATTAACGCAATCTCATTATGTCATTAGCAGCAACCGTCCTACAGGACGCAATAATCCAGGTCGGTAACGACAAAACCTTCAAAGATTACGAAGGCAGGGAAGACAAATACGGAGCCTTTAAACTTTTTAAGGACGGCGCCGATATCTTGCTCCCGAAATCACAAATCGAAGAGCTTAAAAAGTCATACGTTCAGCCGGAAAAAATCCCTGTGCTTAACAAAATGACAACCACTTATTACAACTCCTATACTTGCGATGTTAGCCCCGACGGCAGTACTTCTGCTTTCGTTCCGGTTACCTACGTAACTACAGGTTTTGACATAGGTATTACGCCGGCCATAAACGCGGGTAACTATATCACCGCGGCCGAAGATTTGGCCTGGCAGATGAAGCAAGGGTTTTTAAACACCTATGCGGATGTTTTGGAAGCCGACGCCGTTGCTTTCCTTGAAACCAACAAATCGCTTACTAACCTTTCGCCTACTTCGTTGTTCCCGGCTTCTACTTTTGCCGGGGGTGTTTTCACCGTACCGGATAACCAGAAACAAACTTTTTACAGTAAGGTTTCTACCATATTTCAGCGTAACGTTATCCCCGGTATGCCTGCGGATCTTGCCAACACTGAAGCAACACCTAATTACGAGTTTATCGCTAATCAGGGCGACGGAAACGGCGTTAACCTGGCATACGCTATTACGCCGGCTTTAGCGCGTGGGCAGTATCGCTCTAACTTCGTGCCAACCGCAAATGATGGTAGCATCCAGGAAACACACTTTTTAGTCCCTATGGGCGGCGTAGGTGTTTATAACTGGTTACCTTACGAGGCTAAGAACGAAATCACAATTATACCGGGTGCTGAGGGCTGGAAAAAACAAGTCGATCCGATCATGGGTATGGAATGGCAGGTGTATTACAAATACAATTGCGTTGGTGGTCAGTATACCCAGGTATGGTCATACCGTGCCAGCTTTGCGTTTATGAAGCAATACAGCTCAGACGCAAACAAGTCAAGTATTTTAAAATATCAGATCGCAGCAGCGGTTTAAAGATTGTTTTCATAATAGTTGGTTTACTAATTGAAGAAAAGATACCCTTGCATTTATGCAGGGGTTTTCTTATTTTTGGGAAACCAACAAAACTATTATGAAAAGCTATTACGGAAAGTACCTGATTATCGAAAAACCGTCTTTCACAAACAATTTTCCCAAGATCAAATTATTGTTAAGCAAACATTGTTATTTGCTACCTACAGGAAATGGTTTTTCTAAGAGTATGCACGAACACCGGTTCGAGGGTGGTTACGGAAGCGACGTCTACGCTTGTCAGGCGTTTATGGTTACCTACGCCTATACAATTTTCTTTTTGTGGTTTAGGCTGCATATTGAATTTGTAGAGCGTAAAATGTGTAAATCACTTATGCAGAATTTCCGACCCACCGATAAAAGTAAAACCACAATCGAAGACGTATTAGGGTCATGAACTTACCCCGCATCATATCCGGCCAGGTTAAACGCATAACCGGCGCTAACCAAGAACTTTTCGACGAGCGGCATAAGGTATGTGCGGAATGCCCTAATTTAAAGTCACAGGTAGGCTACGGGGAGTACTGCGGCTTATGCGGTTGCCAGCTGGAAGCGAAGTTACGCGTAAAGCGGGAAATCTGTCCGATAGAGAAATGGCTACCCGTTGGAAATGTAAATATTTAATTGTAGGTTTGGTTTATTAATCACATTTATAAATGTACATACCTTCAGCCGTTAATACCTGCCTTTCGCCTACCGTTGCACTCAGTGACGCGGCGATATACGCACCTACCTATTTAACGGACGACGTTATCGGAAAGTCTATTCCACAGGGTGGAGATCAGGCAGCAATCTTAACGGCTTTAAAGACCGGTAGCGTTACTAAGTTCATGGGGGACGTTATTCGGATCAAGAAAATAACCAATAACGTAAAAAGCGTATTAACGGATTTTAACCTGTTTAACGGGAGGGCTGATAACTATCACCTGAACGCTAACCAGGGGCGTTTCGTAGGTCTTATGCTTTCGTTAAAGTGGAACAGCGACATAAGTCTAAACATTTTCAATATCTCGTTTCAGGCGGACATGCCGTGCCCGGATATGAAGTTTTATTTGTTCAACTCTGAAACTTCGCAGCCTGTTAATTTTACAATCGATAATATCGTAACCCCTTATATCCCGTTTAACTATACTTCGGTAAACGGGGACGTACAAAGTTTAACAATACCTATTCCGGTGCCTTCGGATAACGGCGTTTATTACCTGGGATATTTCGAGACAGATATGGGCGCCGCTCAGAGCGTTAAGAAAACACTGGATTACGTAAACGTACCGAACTGTACCAGCTGCAACGAAAACTATTATACGCAGTTTCAAAAACGCGTAAAATATTTAAATGTTCAACCTTTTTGGGTAGATGCTAATAACTTAAATGGTGATTTGCTGTTTAATACGAATCTAGTAAACTATACGGATTTTAATAACTGGGGGATCAACTTTAAAGCCTCTGTTAACTGTGATATATCGGATTTTGTTTGCCGGAATAAAGCGATGTTCTACGATGCGCTGTCTATGCGTTACGCTTTAGACATTATTACGTATATTTTAATGAACATACGCAATAACGCGTTGCTGGAACAGGTTAAAGACGGGATTATATTCCTGCGCGACGGGGATAAGCAAAACGATTCATTAGGCCTGCAGGCGAAGTACGAAGAGATAATCGCAGCATTAAACGTGGATCTGTCCGGTTTTAATGAATTATGTTTACCCTGCGTAAATAACGCGCGGGTTAAAAAAACTTATTTAGGGTGATAACAACGGAAGACGAATATAAACTGGCCATGGCCACTTTATCGGATTTAGGGAAACAGTATAAAAATCTTTCGGGGATAGACAGAAAAAGGCCGTATATAGGTCAGCAAATGCAAAGAGATATTTTCCGGTTAACTTCGGAAGCAAAGCAGTGGGAAAATGATAGATCTAAAAGCACTTCTGAACTTATCCCGGATTGACGGCAATTTTGCGGTTGCTGAAGCTATTAACAACAATAAGGAAATAGTTTTACAGCCGAACGACGCTCAACTGGATAAGGGTTTAGACAGTACAGGCAAAGACCTCGGGGAGTATAAGAACTTTAAATATAAAAACCGTTTCCGGCCGGTGGATTTATTGCTAACCGGAGAGTTCAGAGGCGAAGAGGACGTGATTACGGATAACACCGAAATGGTTTATATCGATCCGAACGAAAAAACAGATTCGCTTATGACCAGGTACGGTAAAGATATAATCGGATTACCTGATACAGAATTTGAGAGTGCGGCGCAAAACCTTACCCCCTTTGTAATAAACCAACTTGAAAGACAAATATCATGAATGAAAACCAACTTGATAAAATCGTAAAAGAGAATTTAAACATTTTATCTGAAATAGGCGAACGAGACGTAACCATAGTATTGCCCGATACTTTCGTAATGATATCCGAAGCACCTTTAGAAGTTAAGATAGCTTTGCGAATAGAAAGAAGCATAAGAAACGGCCACACGAGCGGACTTGAAATACTGCGAATCGCGTTAGGTGAAGACTACAGAATAGCTAAGAAATGACCGGCGTAGATACCATACTTTCAAACTTAGCCGCTAAAATAGCGGCCGCGTTACCGTATATCCAAAAAAGCTACGGCCGTGCTCAAATTTTCCGTGAGATATGGGGCACCAAAGGCCTTGTAAGCATTCCTAAAGCGTTACTGGATAACGGCGACTATGAGTATTGTTTGCCAAACGATACGCGTACAGCGCAAAGCTACTTCATAGCAGCCGGACACGAGAAGTACGGGGAGTTTGACCGCTTTATGATTGGAACAATTAAACGGCAATTCGCTTATACTTTTTGGGGGCAACTGAGCGTTGGAGGCGTACCTGCTACCCTGGAAGAAATAAAATTCGCTGTTATCAGTATCTTACAGCAAGACGGTCGCGTTTTTAGTATCGATGACTATGCGGACGAAACGTACGCACAGGTATTCCCGGAATTTGCTTACTGGCTCAACCGGTCCGCTGCAAAATCCATCGAGAAAAAAGAAGCTGATACGCAATGGCTTTCTTATCCGAATGCGGGTTTCAGATTAGTATTTACAGTTAGTTACGTTCAAAGTAATTCGGTATGCTGATAAGAAACATTAATCTTTTCGATCCGGATATCCACAAAATACCGGAATATAATTACCAGAAATTTCAACGATGCCTTATCCTGGATGCCGGGATCGGTTCGGATACTATGTCGGTTATCGGTCATACCGACACAATTATGACTATGGCCGTAAATGATCGTAAAGAAGACCTGAGTAACGAGCTTAACAATTTTCGTTTAGCACTTTATAGCGCTATCGAGGGGATCAGCTATACTTCTATGGCCTTTGCCTGCCTGATCATCGATATTGACGGCGTGAAACAATCAATCGTTACGGATACCGACATTAATACACTTTCTAAGCTGATAGCCGAAACGGGGATTACCCACGAAGAAATAGCCGATTATGTGGACCTGTTAAAAAAAAAGTTAATACTCAGCTAAAGCAGAGTTTCGACAGGGAAGAGGACCTGAGTTATTACGATACACTTTATCGATATGCTAAGTTACTCAGTAAAGATATTTTAGAAGAAGACCAGACCGAAGCTATTCGGGTCACCTATAACAAACTACTCGATTTTAATAAGCCTAAAAACTTTAAGCAGGGCCACAAAGAAAACGTTTTACTGATAATGGACAAGAGTTATCAAAAAACCTTATTCGCCTTATCGGAAAATAATATTCAAAATTCCCATAATTTTAGTATGTTTGAGTTTAGAACTGCTATCGAAATGCTTAAAGAGCGCAACGATAGAATGAAAGAGGACCTCGATAAAATGAAGCAAAAGTGAGCCAGATAAACAATAATAACTTTTTCCGCTGGTACTCCGGCAGCGTTATCGATGAACAATCGGTAAACATTCCCCGTTTAGGCATAGCAGACGCAAAAAGCTATTTACCGCAACTTGTTTCCGGCGAACAGACGGGCTTTTATATTAACTCTGATATCCCTTTTTACGACGGGGACCAGGTAAGCGATTTAGAGCTCAGGTTAACCGACGGAACGGTAATCGGTAATGTTATGCAGGCGGTAGTCCTGCAGACCGGGTACAGGCTTTATGCCGCGTTTACAGTTCCTGTTTTAGCTACAGGACAATACCAGTATGAAATTTACAATACTTCGACTTTAACGACTAAGTGCATAAGCAATTACTTTCAGGTTATCGACGCGGCAACCGCCGGCCTTTACACTTGTTCGGTTAAATGGCGTAATAGCCGGGATAGCTTTTATTACGACTGGTCGGTAGTTCCTGATTTTTATTGTCAGCTGCGTTTAAATCTATCGCTTGAAAGCTATACGCCCGAAGGAACGGTCGATCAAACGAAAGCAGTGTCTACAGGCACCAGGCGAAACAATAACTACGACCTGGACTTCTCCGTTAAACTGCAAACCTATTACTTTGACGACGGGGCTAATATGGCCTGTATTCCATTGTTCATTGCTTCGTATATCGAGATCAACGGCCGTACCTATATTAATAAAACTCTGTACTCTCCGAATGTCCGGGTAAACAGTAAAGTTAATATAGGTGAAATCGAGCTTTACGATCAGCCTTTTAGCCGGATCAATAAGTACGGCCAGTTACCGCAATTAGTTTTAAAAACAGGAAAATACGTTTTAATCAATAATACCGCAGTAGCCTTTACCGTACATAAATATTCAAGCGCGGACGTTTTATTGAGCGAATCGGTAGTAGATGCACACAGTACTTTGACTATCGATATAAACGATTTTCAGATTAACAGTTATTTAAATCTTACAGCAGCTTCGCCCGGAAGCTACGGAGCCATTACCGCCCGCTCGTTACCAAATGGAACTTTTACCTATTCCATAAATACCATAACCACGACGGACCCGACTAACACCATTACGCAGAATCAGGTTTACGGAAACGATTATTTTGTGGCAATAAGCGACGGGGGAGCACCTTCGGCGCCGATTGTTAATTTAAATGTAACCGAACCGACTACACCTTTTGCGGATGCGAACGGGCTTGTAAAAATAAACGGTGTAGATCAGCCCGCCATAAACTCTACAGGTAGTGCGAGTTATACCGTAGCGGACGGGGATAGCATAGAAGGGATTGCTTTTGCAGAATTATCACCGGATGAACCTTGTAACTTGCATTTGAACATCAAAAAAGACGGAGTAGACATATATGAGCATTCAACAAGCAACGTGCCCGGGGCTAACATAAATAACACATTTACAGCAGAGGCGGGATCTACTTACGATATTACCGTAAACGTTGCTTTTAGCGGTTAAACTAACAAACTTTTAATGTAGTTAAACAAAAACGGGTTTGAAAATAAATCGGTATCCTCGTTAACTTGAATAGCAACAAAAGTAACGCCTAAAGAAGCGATCTTAACGTTTCGTACATATTCGCTTTCTCCGGCTGGAATTTTATCTACGATCCGGATAGTAATTTTACCTCCCTCAGCGGTTTTCTCTGTTTTTACTAAAGCTGTTTTCATTGTATCCAGCGTATTAATAATTGTCCTTGTTCAGTTTCTCCGAAAGGCAGTTCGCCCATTTCTTTTACAGGCACTTTAAAATGTATGGCGCCGGCTGAGGTTTCAGTCCAGTAATGGAAATGATCCGGATCGCTGTGTAACCTGTTTGCGGTTGGTTTTTCTTTATAAAGAATTTTCTTTTTCTCGGTTAGGTTCATAATTGTTTCCAGATTTTATTTATGAAAAATGTTTTCAGAATAAAGAATACCGGGATAAGCTGTAAAACACACCCGGTGATAATGATTAATATTCTCATGGTTTTAATGATTTTTCAAGTTTAATTTCACGAATACCGCGCGTAAGCGCAACCCGGATCATATCCGCGAACTTACGGTCGTCGTCTTCGGCCAATTGCCGTAACTCTTTTTCAGTTTCCAAAGTTACTTTCGTGTCTATCTTAACCGGGTATTTTAATGCTCTTGTCATAATGACCGTAAATATACCACTTTAACCGACAATAACAAATTTATTTTTACAAATAATTTTTTATTACTTTTACTCAGCAAAAAGGGGTTTTGCCAATCATTAAATTTATTCAATGGCAAATCCAGTTCCGTATCAACAACTTTTCGACATTGACGGCCTTAACGCCGCTATACGCGATTGCGAGGCTACAGCGGATCAGTTTTCTACGGCTGTGATTGCTGACTTCAAAAGGATAAATACTTCCGTAAACGCAGCAACGAAAGCGATAGAAGCGCTTAACGCTTCGATGGGTTCGCGCACTATCAAGCTAATTGACGAAGCCAGCCAGCAAGCTATAGTCGATTACGCTAAACAAGTTGTAGCCCTTACCACGCAGATTAAGAACCAGCAAGCGGCGATCGATAGCATGAATAGCACTTTAAATGCTAATAAACAGGCTATCAGCGACGCGAAAGTAGCGGCCGCTAATTATGCGACCGAACAACAGAATTTAAAAGCGCAGCAAGAGGCCACCAAGTTATCTATACAACAGCAAAATCTTTTTCTCACTCAACAGAAAGGCGCAATAGAAGCGGCAAAGCTGGCTACTCAGCAAGCTATAACAACTCAGCAAAATAACAAGTCCGCTATCTCCGCTTCTAACCTGGCTAATCAGCAGTACATAACTACGATTAAGCAGAACCAGGCCGCGCAGTCAGCGGCTACGCTGGCGACCGCGCAATCACGACAAGCTATTGCAGCGTTGGCTTTAGCCAATAAGCAAGCTGCACAGGCCCAGGTAGCAGCTACCGGCAGTTATAACGAAGCTTCTGCAAAACTTAAACAGTTAGGCAACGATATTAAAAATGCGAAGGATGGCTTTACTTCTACCGATCCGGCTCTAAAAGGGCAGATAGCGGCTTATAATGAGTTAAACGATAAATTAAAAGCATTTGACGCTTCGATGGGTAATCACCAGCGGAATGTCGGAAATTATAAATCGGCCTTAGGAGGTTTGCAGGATAGCCTTACTACCCTAGTAACGGGGTATTTTACTTTGCAAGGGGCGATAGCGGCGGCGACTAAGGTCTTTGATACGGCTTTAGAAACAGATGCTAATCGCGTCGCATTGCAGTATATTTTAGGTAGTGCGGATTTTGCGAACGCTAAAATAAATACGTTAAAAGATACCGCCAATAAAACCGGATTAGAGTTTACTAATCTAACAAGGGCGTATGATACTTTCACCGGCGCGGCCAAAGCCTCTAATTTTAATTTACAAGAAAGCGATAAAATATTCCAAGCGGTTGCGCGCGCGGCGGGGATTATGCACATAACTAGCGATCAAACGACAAGCGCATTAAGAGCGTTATCACGAATGATGGAAACTGGAACTGTGCAAGCAAGATATCTGCAAAACGAATTAGGGATATACATTCCGCAAGCTACCGCGGCCATGGCTGACGCTTTGGGCGTTCCGATATCTAAATTACACGACCTAGAAAGAACAGGCGGAATAATAAGTTCCGAAGTGCTACCTAAATTCGCAGAAAGTTTGAACGCTTCAGTAGCCCCTGGGATAACTCATATTAATAGTTTACAAGCCTCTGTTAATAAATTAAAAAATACATTTACCGAGGCTGTTGACGAAAATACTCACGTAAAAACATTTTTCGAGGTTACTTTAGATAAAATAACTTTCCTGACACAACGACTTTTAGGTTTATGGAATTCTACTACTTGGACGGAAACGTTAGCACGAATAGGATCTCTGGGAATCGGAGGCGGGGGTCAAAACCAAGCTTTAAGCGCTTTTGCGAATTCCGTGCATAAAGATGATGCTAATTCAGGGAATCAGGGAGCTATAAACGATTTTGCTGCGGCTTCTCAAAAAGAACAATTGGAGTTGTTAAAAACACAAACAGCTATTCGGGATCAGGCTTATGTAAAAGCAGTAAAAGGTCACAATGAGGATATTGGTTTTTATAATGCTCAACAGCGGTTACTAAATGAATTACGGACTATATATAAGGATATATACGGAACTAAGAAAGATATAAAAGAAATAGACGACAACGATTTAACTTCCATAACGCAAATCCGCGCGCGAATTTCCGAATTAAGTAAATTACCGGGTAGCGCAATAGATGGTAGCCCTATAAACAATAGGATAGACGCGCTAAAGAAACGATTACACGATTTATCAGGATCTGCAAAAGAGGCTAAAGACGGTTTTGCTGTTCTCGAAGAACAAATACAAAAAACTATGTTAGCCTTACAGGATAGCATTATCCGGGATTACGCGGAAAACCAAGGCAAGGAGTCTAAAAATACTAAACAGTTAGCAGATGCTTACGTAAATCTAACTGAAAAATTCACGAAATGGAAAGACGCGCAAGCCGAAGATTTAGCTAACGCCCAAAAACGGCAAGCATTTGCGAACAGAGGCAATCAGCCTGTTTTAACAGCTTCGAGTTTAAACCCTTCTACTTCAGATGAAGCCGCGGGATTAGCGGGAGCTTTTATAAAAGGGGATTTAAGCAAAGAATTAAACGATACTGAAAAACAACTCGGTGAACTCGAAAAAGCGTACGACAAAGCGAATGATGCTACTTTAAAATCTTATAAAGATAGAAAGTTAACTATCGAACAATACGAGTTAGCTATTAAGACCTCGCAGGAAAAGCAATCGGACGACGAATACGTTTTGCAGAAAAAAGCTTTGCAGATAAAATACGAGTTGGTGGTTAATGCCTCCGGTGCACAAAGTACGCAAGCCGCTGAAGCATATAAGCGAATAGACGAGTTAGAAAAACGACATAATGCCGACTCTTTAGCAAGAGACAAAGCTTTGTACGAGGCTAAAAAAGCTTTGATGCAAGACCTAATAAGTACTTTAGAAAAATCGGCATCCGTAGTCGGATCAGTAACCGGAAATGCCGGATTAAGTAAACTCCTAAGTGATTTTTCGAGTACCGCAGTTAACGCTTTTACTAAAGATGCTTCAGGCAATCTTAGCGGATTAAGTGCGCAGGACGCGATCAAAGACGGCGCCCAGGTTGCCATAGATGCTACGAGCGCTTATACTGACTTTGCGATAAACGCCTCTAAAGCGCGGCAGGCAGCACTAGAAACAGAAATGCAGTATGCCTTAGATAGCGCTGGGACAAATGCAGAAGCTAAAAAGAAAATAGAGGCGGAGTACACGAAAAAAATAAACGCGGAGAAAACCAAACAGGCTAAGAACGCAAAAGCGGCTGCGGAAATAGAAATTCTCATAAATACCGCCGTAGCTGTAAGCAAGGTGTTCGCTCAATCGGGTGTTTTTGGCATAGTGTTAGCTTCTGCGATAGCTGCTTTAGGTTTAGCTGAATTAGCTATCGTCGCCTCGCAACCCGTTCCGCAATTCGAAAAAGGCCGTGAAAGCGGCCCCGCTACATTTGCCGAAGTGAACGAAAAAGGTCCTGAGCTCTTAGTTAAAAACGGTAAAGGTAGATTTGCTAACAAAGGTCAGCGCGGGTATACTTATTTACAAAAAGACGAAAAAGTTATCCGGGCAGATGATACCGCGCGTTTCATAGATAACCAGGTTAATAACTCAGAACAGGTAAGTAAGTCCAAACAAATTTACGATACTTATATTTCTACGCATACAGGAAAGCAGGATATCGATTACGAGCGCATGGGCAATGCTGTAAGCAACGCAGTAAGCAAACTACCTTTAGAACAAAACGTTTGGGACGAACGCGGACACGCACATTACAGGCGTACAGCTAATAGCCGGATTAAATCAGTGAGGGACAGAAACAAGTTATGAGTATGATTCTTAAAAACAGTTTTACCTATGCGGGTGTGACTTACCAAGCTTTTTTCGATACTGACGATAATTCCTTAAGAACGAGCTTTTTCGGCGGTCATCCTTTGCCAAGCCTAGACCCTGCTAACTGGGGATATACCGACGGGGAAGAGCTTGTGCACGGTGATAATATGCAGTGCGTTGCTAATGTAGCTTACCGATTTTTTGCAGCAACAGCCTTTCCATTTGTAACTATGACCGTCGGGGCACCTGATAGTTGTTCCAGCGCAGATAGCTGCGACCTGATTATCGGTGATTTAATAGCCACAAACGAAACTGCGTTAAACGCAAAAGACGGAACAGTTACCGGGACCGTCATTACTTCGGCAGATAGTTTTAACTGCTCTATAGACGGAGTTACATTTTCGGCACCGGGCGTATCGGTATTTACAGGACTTGCACCCGGCGATTACACTTTTTATGTTAAGGATTCGAACGGTTGTACGGCACAACAAGACTTTTCGGTTATTGCTTTTGGGCCCGTATACGGGTGTACCGATCCCGCAGCTTCAAATTACAATCCTGCGGCCCAGGTAAATGACGGCTCTTGTATATATCCTGAACCCGACCCGAACGACGCCGAAGCACTTAATAACCTATATGAGAAACCGGATCAATTCAGGTTGATTACGCTTACCGATACCTGGGAAATAGACGAGCCGAAAGACTGGGATAAAATTGCTATAGTTTTAAAACGCGACGATACTTATCACGGGGTGGACTATCTGTTTAGCGAGGGAGATATAAAATTGCGGTTTGACGATCCCGCAGGACGGCAAATACTTATAGAAGAGCACGATAAATACGGAAATGACGCTATAGTACGGTTTCAGTTTGGTTTCGATAAATACGGAGCCTTTATCGCTGAGCTCGACGCTTATGTAGATTTTAACGTTTACGAAAAGCAGGAAAATTACGTATCGGTAGGCGTAAAACGTAAAACGTTTAACGATCTATTAGAAACACGCGCGGATACGTTAGTTAGTTTAAAAGACGGCGCGATCAGTCTGCCTTTACACAGCAAATTAATCCGGGAAACCACGATAGTTAATACCGGCGGTAAAACAGGAGATATAGTAGGGGGGCTATCGGTAAATGACTGGAACGGTTCTGCGCCTTCAGGCGATGCGCCTTTTTTGAGCTATTGGTCTTACCTTGATCTTTCAGGAGCTACACAAAACGATCTTTGTCCAGATGCGCCAACATTTGGCATATACTCGGATAACCCGCTAGTTACGGGGCAATATCTGTTCAAAACAGACGGGGGCGGCGTTTTCAATATATCTTTAAAGTTCAGCGTGGTTATCCACATCAAATTAGATCAAAAGTCTATTTGCATTTGCCCCGGAGGGCATAATTGCGGCCCGCGTCACGGTTATTGGTCTTATAAGTGGTTTTTAGTAGTTAATAATATCCCGAACGTTATCGAATTACCGGGCGGTCAGTCGGGTTTCACTAATTCGCGATATAACGACGTAGCTTTTCAAACAGAATACACAACCAGTTTAACACTTAATCAAGGGGATGAAGTGTTTTTGTACGGGCAGTATATCTGCGAAAAACGCGGATGCGTTATGGACGGGCTGGTGCAAATGGACCAGGTATATCAAACGCTTAACCTATCGGGCGATACGTTGGCCAAAACTACAACTACGAAGGCTTTTATGTCGTTCGAGGTGGCAAATGCTGTTATTAAAGAGGTTACCGATAATCAGGGAGCTTTAGTAAGTAATTTATTAGGCCGTACGGATATCGGGTATCCCGCCGACGGTTGCGCGGCTTTAATAGCCTATTCTAACGGTTACCAGATCAGGGGTTTTGACATTGCAAACAGACCGATACAAATTTCCTTTAAAGATTTTATAGAAGGGCTTAACGCGATGTACTGCGTAGGGAAAGGCTACGAATTAAATAACCAAAATAACTACGTAGTAAGGCTTGAGCGTTTCGATTACTTTTATCAGAATGTGGAAATAATTCTTTTCGACCAGGTAAGCGATTACGTAGAAGATATTGACACAGGAATCATTTATAACGAACTCGAATTTGGCTATAAGAAATTTACTAATAATTTACCTTCGTCTGCAAATACACTGGATGAATTTTGTACGCTGCACGATTACTTAACGCCTATACAATCTTTTAAGCAGAAGCTTTCGCAGCAATGTTCCCAAATAACCTCCGGATACGCTATTGAATTAACACGCCGGCAGGCGTTTTTAGATACGCCGGAGGATAGCTGGACGTACGATGAAGATAACTTTGCCGTTAGTTCGGTACGTAGCGGAACGGGATTTAAATCCGAAACAAATGAAAATTTTACAGCTTCAGGTATCATAGGTGCGGAAACAGCCTATAATATCAGGCAATCCCCCGCGCGAATGTTCGACCGGTGGGGTAAATGGGTAAATAGCGGATTAGCTTACAAAAAGCCAAGCGATATAATACGAAATACCTTTGTCGCTAAAAATGGGGATCTTATCTCTCAATTAATTACCCCCGATACTTGCGACAGTACACAAGTGTTCAAGGAGAGCGATAGCCTGGTATTGGCCGCAGTTAGTAATTTCGATAAGCTCTTTTATCCGACAAAAATAACTTTCAGTAAGCGTATTTCGTGGGACACGCTTCGCTTATTAAGGCGCTGCTTTGAAAACCGGGATCCATTAGGCCGGAACAACGGCTATATAAGCGTTATTGACTGCGACGGGAATGCGCAGCAAGGTTTTTTAATGGAATTATCTTATAACCCGGAAAGTGAATTAGCAAATTTTGTTTTGCGGAAAAAATATGTAAATTTGAACGTACCGTTTGACTGCTCAGTGTATTCCAGCTGGGATTTCGGACAATTCGAAGCTGCAACGGGGCTGCCAGCTGAAATTGAACAATGTAAATTTGAGAATTTCGCATAATGGCAATACAATTAATCGAATCTACCGATACTCTTGAAACCGGATTCCGGGTAAAAGCCAATGCTAATTTTAACGAGATTATAGAGAGCGTTACGCAAGTAAAGATTTCGGGAAATCCTACGGGCACGTATAGATTAAATAAGAATGGTGGCGGTTTTATTGACCTTGTTCTAACAGATCAATTTTATACGATTTCCCAAATATCCACTTTACTATCGGGGATATCAGCTAGCCCTTATTCCGGTGCCTGGGATAATACAAAAACGCCTTACGTACCGCCCGCAGTGGTAGACCACGACGGGAAACTTTGGAGGGCAAATACTTCAACAATTGCAGAGCCGGGAACAGATGGGACTTGGACCGACATATTAAGCAATACCGGCGGCAACGTTATTAACGTAAATCCGATAATAATAGGTTCAGCATACCCTTTGTTTCTAAGCCATACGGACTATTTAAGTATGGATCACAATGCGGAATTATTGTTCTACACCCCCCAGTTAGACAATACGGGGGCCGTCATACCGAATACGCTTCAAAAACGCACAGATTTATATGAAGTTAAAACCTATGCGGATTTATCAGATCCGGGGACTTTTACCGGTTGGTGGGTGTATGGTCCGACAAACGATCTCTCGACAACAAGTGAAACAATGTACATAACGATTAAAAAATAATATGAAAATAAAAAAAATATTACTGCTTAGTTACCTCATTCTAATAAGTTTTTCAGCCTTTGCTCAAAAACCGATCCCCTCAGTACAATTTAAAACGATGGGCGATGTGGGTGCGACTGATAGTTTAGGCGCGCTTTGGCCCGGTCAGATAGGGGGGATCCATTGGTATCCGACTGTTTCTTATACAAGGAGTACTACGGCACGTACCGTTGATGATACGGCAGCTTTAAAATCGTTAGTTAGAAAAGGTTCGGTACAAGCTTTTATTCGCGATGTTAACACTTCTGGTAACTTTAAATGGTTTGCTAGTGGATACACTGTAAACGGCGGTACTGTCTTTGCTGCCGCCGGCGGGGGCTACTGGGTACGGCAATACGTGGGCGATATGGATGTTAAATGGTTCGGCGCGAAAGGTGACGGGACAACAGACGATACGCAGCTATTGCAAAAGGTTTGTAAGATCGGGGGCGGCATAAGGTTTACTAAAGGTGTATACTTAATTAACCCGGTGGACCCTACTTACCCGACAGGTTTTTTTGGCGGTGGTATAATACCGGCAGATAATTCAACGATAAGGTTTGATAATGGCGTAAAACTCACCATGGCGACCACAACCGCCAACGCCTATACGTTTTTTAACTTATCAGGTACAACAAACGTAAGTATCTATAATGCTGAAGTTGTCGGCGACGTCGGTACGCATGCAGGGAGCTCGGGCGAAGACGGTTACGGTTTTTTTGTGGTTGGCGCAACCAATCCGCGTTTATATGACTGCAAAGCATCATTCTGTTGGGGTGACGGATTTTACTTCGGCAGCGGCACGACCGAGGGCGTATTACAAAACGCTATAGCCGATAATAATCGCAGGCAAGGGCTTTCTATAGTTAGCTGGACAAAGGGCGTTGTTCAAGGCGGTATGTTTAAAAATACCGGGCAAACAGCAACCGAGTCGCCTTCATACGGCATTGACGTAGAGCCAAACGGAAAAGGCACGGATGAAATTGACGTTAAGCTGATAGGGATTAGCACATACAACAACTTTGGCGGAGGACTACAAATTGTCCCTGGTTCGATGACTAATGTTCTTTATACAAGGCCAAAGTTCAATGTTACTGTTATTGGCTATAACTCATTACAGGACGGCAACAGCGGGGCTTTGCGTTTTGCGTACCCCCTGTTAACCGCTACAGGGATAAGGCCAACAACGCCTATATACGGTAAAATAACAGTTACAGATGCAACTATTATAAATTCAGTGGGACGGGGGGTTGACTTTGCGCGTTGGGATCCAGGGGCTCCCGACGTTCAGTTAGACAATTTAACAGTTATTGACCCCAATACAATAGGTTCTACAGCAACAAATGAACAGCAGTGCGGGGTAGTTGTATTTTTAGACATTGCTGACATTGCAGTTCAAACCACTACAGGCAAAATAACCATAAACAATCCTAAAATAATCGACACAAGGGCAACTCCTTTAATGCTTGTGCCTATCTGGATGAATTGCGGATCGGGGCAAAGTATTGATAATGTAACAATAACTAACCCTGTTTGCTCAGGGCAATTGTCTACCTCGAATGGCTATACTGTTTTAACCCGTACAGCCAATGCGAGTATAACCTATACATTACCCCCTAAAATAGATTTATCAGGCAATTTAACTTTACAATCAGGGGCATATGCCGGATATTCTTTGGCATCAAGCGTATCAAGCGTAACGACATTACCGTTAGCTATAACTAGTGTTGGTATTGAATATTCATTTGATAATCGATACGCGGTAACCTATCAAATCCGGCCCAATGCGGCCGATAAAATACAGGACTATAATCTAAACGGAACAAATGATATTGTACTTCGTGCGATAGGTGACCGGGTTAAGTTAAAATGCGTAATGATAAGCCCGACCGTCGCGGCTTGGCAAGTTATGAGTAAGTCCGGAAAACCTACACCATTAGGATTTACTCCGGGCGCATTATCAAAAGGGTTTGGCATATACGCATCCGCTGCACCAACTACAGGGTCGTGGGTTGTTAACGACCAGGTTTATAATAGTACTCCAACTGTGGGCCAGCCGTTAGGATGGATTTGCACTGTTGCTGGAACGCCCGGCACATGGGTAGCACTCAGCAATCTTGGAGCTACGCCGTTAGTAAACCCTATGACTACTTTAGGGGATATTATTTATGGTGGTGCAAGCGGAGTAGCTACTAGATTGGCAGGGAATACTACAACAACTCAAAAG